GGGTCGCTCCGCGCTCCCGCTAGCCGACTGTCCACATAGGATCCGGACACCCCTACCCCCCGGGGGTGCCGCCTTGTCAACAACCGTCCGGTGTGGAGTCTGGTTAGGACCTGCTGACTGTCCGGACAGGACGCAATTGGCCGAAAGTATGAGTGGGCCCTTTTGCCGGCCTACTTCGCCAAGTAGTCAGCCAGTCACTCTATGCAACTCATCCGTTCGTATGATGTGCGGTTCATACGATCATAGGATGTGCATAGCAGGGGTGGCAGGCAGGCTATGGGCACAGCAACAACGCAACGCAACGCCTGATCATCCCACGCCCCACGCATGAGAGGCCATCCCCAGTGTCTATCGAAGGAGTGGCGCCCGTGACGTACCCGTTCGTGAAAGTCACCGTGCGGGAGCCATTTGGGCATGCATCGCACACGGACGTAGAAGGCTCACCAGTCGTCGCACGTCTGGTCGCTCACGGATGGACGCTAGTCCGCCGATGGGAAGTTCTCGGCCCTGGTTTCGCACGTGAGCTAGCCCTTGCCCCGACGGAAATCCACAACCGCCCCTAATCCCCTGAAGGACCCATCACACGCCCCACGTAAGGACAACACATGCACACGCAAATCAGTGCTGCCCGTGCACGGGAGATCGCCGCTCAATGGCAGTCACCCGGTACACAGGGGCGTGGCTTCGCCCAGTACGCCAGTGCAGCGAAGATCACTGACGAGCTGCTTGACGACATCGAGCGCGAGACCCGGCACGCGATTTCTGAGGGTGCCGACTGCACGGACCTTCACACCCTCCGCGCGTTCATCGACGCGGAACCGATATTCGTCTGGTCCGTGGGAAGCAACGTCGCGGGCTACTTGCCAGAGGGTGACGTGCAGACGTTTCTCTCATGGAAAGAGGCTTACAGCGCGTTTGAGGCGATGCTGAAAGAGGCTCCGGACGACTGGTACTCCGACGGGTGCGACTGCCCGGATGAGGAGTCGTGCAATGACGGGTGCGACGCTGCGTCCCTAGAGGCTCAGGTCGGCGCATTCCTGCGCGACGACGCTCCGCGCGACGGCGAAGGTGCACTGCTCTACCTGCGCCCCGACTACCTTCCCCTACCTACGGCCTTCTGGTTGACCCGCAATGAAATGACCGTTGCCGCCTACCGTGCCGAACGGGAGATCTGCGCATGACCCGCACGCAGGAACTTCGCCGCAGGGTCCGCGGCATCGAGCTAGGCCCGATCTGGGTTTGCCAGTGCTGCTACGCGTCCCACGCGAACGGCGAGTGCTGCGCAGACGACGAGCACGGTGGTGACGGTATCGCGCCATGGTCGGCCGTAGACCTCGCCCGGTATCACGCTACGGCCGGTATGACGGCCGACGAGCACGACGAGTATTGCGAGGTCCGGCGTACCGGCAGGCATGACTACGAGGGCCTTGACTGCGACTGTGAAAGCATCCCGTTCGCTACCTCGCGGTGCGACGGCTGTGGTTCGTACCTCGCGGGTGAGCGCTTCGCCATGACGCTCTGGCGCGAGCCTCAGCGCTTCGCGTCCGGTATCGCGAGAGCGGCAGCGTGACCCGATCAGGCACCGTTCCTAGCCTGTGGGGCCCGTGCGCGTGAGCGTACGGACCCGGCAGGAGTGGCACGGGCCGCTCACCGAAAGAGGTGGGGATATGTATCACGTTCACGATTTGCTCGCGGAAATCGTCACGGCCATGGAGGCATACGAGGAAAGCGAAGGTCACACGTACGAGGTTGACCCGGTCGATGACGGTTCGGCGTGGGTAACGGTGACCGCGCCGAGTGGTGAAGTCACGCGGTTCGGCCTGATCCTGAACGAGAGCGAGGAAGGTCATTACCTGAACGCCGATGCGATTAAGCGTCGGGACCTCAACCACCCCTGAGTAGGAGATCACCCCCATGCCGCTCACCTTTGAGCAACCGCCCCGCACCGACGTTCCGACCGTGCCGACCCGCGAGGAGATCGCAGACGCGTTGCGCGAGCGGCGTAGCTCCTACCCTGCCGCTCAGTCGTGGGCGATCGTGCTCCGCTGCGACCGTGCTGCCCGTGCTGCCTCCGCGGTCGAGCGCATCACCAGCGGCAAGGAATACGGCGCCGGGTTTGAGGCTGTGGCGCGCCGGGTCGGTCCGGAGCACCGTGTGTACGCGCGGTTCGTGGGAGGTCAGCGATGAGCCAGATGGTTATCCGCGTGGTCCTTAACGTGGACCTAGATGCCTTCCGCGCGCAGTACGCACAGCCGGGACTCACGGCCGACGACATCCGGGACCACATCACCACAGACATCCGTGAGGCACTGTCGGCCGCTCCCTACACCGACGGTCTCAACGGCATCGACGTGGGGCAGGAATGAATACCCCGGCTCCGCCGATCATCTGCGATTACTGCGACCAGGAAGCCACGCGCGTTGAGGGCCCCACACCGCTATGTAAGGCGTGCGCGGTCGACCACTATGGCGCGGAGTGGCGCGACTACACCAGCGCTCTCGGTGTCCGTGCCCGTGCCGCGATTGAGGCTGAGCGCAACGCCTGCCAGTGGTTCGCCACGTGCACGCGTCCTGCCACCACCACCGTTGCGCACCCGATCCTCGGCGATGTTCCCACCTGCGACCCGTGCGCGAAGTTCGCCACCGCCTGAGAATCCCCCATCACCCCTAGGAGAGATCATGCACCAACGCATCACCGTTCAGAGCGCATATGGACCCCTGGAGATCGCATTCACCCGCGCCGGACACGCGTACGTGAGCACCCTGGACAACAACACCGACGAGCAGTACCTCACGTACCGCGACAAGCCTTACCGGGTCAGCGTGCACGTCTTCGCCGATGCTGACTGGGGCGTCCGGGAGGGCGACGATGTGAACCGTCCGCGCATCACCAAGGCGTGGGGCACCCTGCGCTATGACTACCGGGACAACGCGGCACCGACTGTTCACGCGGCGATCCTGGCCGAGGTGGTGCGCGTGGCGAAGGAGGCCGCGAAGGCTCATGCGGACCTCATTCAAAAGGCGGAGGTGGAGGCCGCGGAACTGAGCCTGTCCTACGCCCGGGAAGAGGTGGCGAAGGCCCGCAAGGCGTTGGAGGAAGCGAAGGCGGAGGAGAGGGCATGTCAGGTGCGCTCAGACAAGGCACTGGCCGCTCTGGTGTCTGGCCGTATGGAACGGGGGCTAACCGCGTGACGACCATCCACGAACGTATCGCTGCCGCGGGCATCACCATGACGTGCAAGCCGGGTAAGGGTCCGGCGCCTGAGGGTTTCCCGGAAGGCACCACGTCGTGGCGGGTGACGCTCAAGTTCCCGGCGCGCGGTTCGAGCCTGACGACGGACTTCCACATGGGTCCGGGTCATGGCGCACGGGAGCCTGAGGTGGCGGAGGTGCTTGACGTGCTGCTCTCGGACGCTGCCACGATCAACAACGCGACCAGCTTTGAGGATTTCTGTTCAGACTTCGGCTATGACGACAATTCCCGCCGCATTGAACGCCTCTACTACCGCATGAGCCGGGAGGCCGACAAGCTTGAGGCTTTTCTCGGCGATGACTGCGGCGACTTCCAAGACTGGCTGTACGAGACGGAGCGGCTGTGAGGATCACAGAAATCTACGCTGGTTCAGAGGCATTCGAGGCTTTGCGTAAGGCATTCGCTGACCCGGACCGATACAGGGTCAGTATCCAAATCCGGCCGGAAGGCATTGCAGTGAAAGCCGATGGGGGCATGTGGTCCCCAACCCTGACGACTGCGGCCCATCCACACAATCCCTGACAACCGTTCCGCCTTGACCCGTCGCCTAACCCATCGCGCACGAGCCTGTGCACGTGCGTCGGTGGAAGTGGCACGGCCCCCCCATCACCCCGCAAAGGATGAACCGATGACCGACACCTTGACCGACGCTGAGCAGTTCTTCTACGACAACGCCGAATACTCGTGGAACCCGGCAACCGAGACGCAGGAGCAGGGCAGGGAGCGGTGCGCGCGGGAGCTGGCAGCGGCCGAACAGCGCATGAAGGATGGCCCGTATTACGTGACCGAGGAGCCGGACCCGGAGGGCATCGACTGGGACAACGGTTATGACGGCGACGTCTGGGTTGTCCAGCTCTGGAAGAACGTCGATGAGGAGACGTACGGCGATTATCCGCTCGGCTCGCTGGGCGGCGTGGCGTGCGACGAGGACAGCCCGTACCTGCGCGTGGTTGCCGCGAATCTGGCGCTGGAGACGATCCCCGCGGAGCAAAAAGAGGTGGAGACGCAAGTGAGCCACGAGCCTGACTGGAAAGAAGTGACCGATGCCGCGACCTTCGGCCGGACGGAGCACAACGCCTTCCCATACGTGGAGATCGGCGGAGTCAAGGTCTTCGCGTTCTTCAACGAGTTCGGCGTGCTGGTGGTCTCCGTCGACCCCGATGGCGCGAACCCGGCGGTGCAGGACGCGAAGGGTCGGGTGTGCGTGCAGTTCCGGGGGGCCGTCAGATGATGTTCGCCCGGCCGATCGACATGGAACCGGGGATGATGTTCCGCTGTCCCGGTCACGGCAGGCTGCTGGAATTCCGGGGGGTCGAGCACAGGAGACAGAGGGTCGCCGGCGGCCGGCAGTTCGTGCGGGTGCTGGTGGGCCGTGGTGGTGTCGATTTCACCTGTGACCGCAACGAGCGGTTTCCGGTGCTGGACGAGAGGCGCTGAGGTGGAGTGGTGGAGTAGTCACGTCAGCCACACCGCCCATGTCTCCGCGGGTGACATGCTGTGGGCGTTGCTGATCTTCGGTCCGTTCGTGCTGGCCTGGCTGGTAAGGAACACACGATGAGTGAGCAGATGATGTCGGCGCGGGAGATCGCGGCCCTGTTAGGGATCGGGGTCGGGTCGTGGCAGTCGCTGGTGCGGCAGGGCTACGCACCACAGGCAGAGTCGGCGGGTCGGTCGCCGTCGGGGCAGCGGTGCAACCTGTGGCGCCGCTCGACCGTGGAGACGTTCATCCGCAACCGCAAGGGGGCAGGCTTCCGGTCGGACCTGCGTAAGCCTGCCTGATCAACGCTCAGCCGCAACCCCCGGGAGTCCGGGGGTTGTTTGCGTTAAACGACTGGCCGATGTACCGCGTGTAGGCGGGCGGGATGGCTTCGGTCAGTTCTTCCCGCTCGTCGGTCCAGTCGATGCGTAGGGCGTGCTGCATTTCCGCCACCGTCGCCTTGCCACCCCCGTTGCCGTACGCGGCGACGTAGGGGCCTTCCCGGACCACACCATGCCGCATGCCGCGCACGTACCCGGTGTGCCGCGGGTGGGGTGGTTGCGGCACCACGAACCCGGATAGCTCGAAATCGCGGTGCCGTTGGACGTAGGGCGGGGGGCCGTCGCGGAACATGTCGGCGCACAGCATGAGGTCGCGGCGAATGAGCCCCCCGTGCCCGGCTGGTTGTTCGATGACGTACGGCACGTCGGCCTGGTCGAGCAGGGAGCGCAGGTACGGGATGAGCTGGATGTGCTGGCGTCCCCACCCCCGGGAGCGGTTGGTGCCGGTTGTCAGCGCGCACCGTTCCTGGCAGGGCGGCGAGGCGTGGATCAGGGCGTACCGGTGGACGTCCCCGGTGTCGATGAGGTGCGCCAGGTGGTCGAGCGCTTCGGCCTGTGTGAAGGTGTACGGGTAGCGCGGGCGGGGGACGATGTCGACACCGTCCACCGTGAACCCGGCGGCGACGTATCCGGCTGAGGCACCACCGGCGCAGCAGAAAAGGTCGAGGATGCGGGGCAAGTGCATGCCCCCCGACCCTCACAGCGCCGGCAGCCGGCACCCGTGGATTAGGTGGGGATCTCCTGCCGTATGCGACGGCTCATGTCGGCGAGCCATTCCCGGTATTCGTCCAGGGTCCTGCGGTGCTCGGCGTGGGTGCTGTGCCATTGCGTCAGCAGCTCGGCGCTGTGTAGCTCTGAGGCGTCCTCAATGTTCATCGTCGCGCCGCATGGACACTCGACTGTCACGCTCACCCGTCAGACCATTTCCGGCCAGTGCCAGGTGCCCGGCGCTTTCCCGTTCTGGTCTTCGGCGATGTCGGTGCCGAAGAAGATCCCGGTCGGATTCAGCACGGCCAGGCTGACGTGGGCGGCGTCAACGTCGGTGATGACGGCGGCACGGCACACCGGGGGGAACTTGCCGTCAGCGCTGCCGCGGGCGACGTAGTGGACCATGCGGCAGATCGTCGGGTCGCTCATACCTTCGCCACAGTCCCGGCGACGGGGCGCACGACGGTGATGGTGACTTTGAGGGCCTGCTTGGTGTTGGTGACGGTGGCTTTCACACGGTCACCCCCGCGTAGACGGTGACCTTGCCGCCTGCCAGGGTGGTGACGACGCCGGTTGCGGAGGTGACCTGCACGTCCCACACCGCCTTCTGCGGCAGCGTCTCGGTGGTGGCGGAGTCGAGGCTGACGGTGACGGTGTTGGCAAGGACGGTGGCGTCGAAATCAATGGCGGTACCGGCGTCGGCGGTGGCGCGGACTTGCGCGGCCGGGGTGTAGCCGGTGAGGTCGAAGGCCGCGCCTGCGTTGTCGGTGACGTCGATGCGCAGGGTCAGGTCGTCCCCCGCGTACACGTTGAGGTCCACCTGCATGGGCCGGGCGTCGATGACTGTGGCTGCCATGTCTGCTCCTATCTGGAAATGACACCAGCCCTCATGCACGGGGGCACATGAGGGCCGATGGGTCTATTGTCTGCCGACGACGTAGCCGCCGGGTTGTCGAGCGCCGGTCTCTTTAGAGTGACACGACCAGCACAGCGGACGCAGGTGGTGGTCGGCGTGGGGGTGCGGGTTGTTCTGCTTGATCAGTAGCCGGATGCCGCGCGGGTGGTGGTCGGCGACGGTGGCGAGGCGTCCACACAGGACACACGCGGGATGCCGGCGAAGGAAGTTCAGGCGGATGCGCGGCCAGTCGGGGCCATATAGCTCCGTCCAGGTGTCGCGCTGCCGCCGGGCCAGGCGCGAGTGCAGGGGGCACCGTCCGGAGACGACGCGGGTGGGGCAGCCGGGGGAGGTGCAGGGGCGTAACGGGCTGGGAGACGCCACCGGGGTCACCTCCCCCGGGGTCTACTTCCGCAGCCGCCTGAACTTCCCCAAGTAGGTCAGTGCCGCGTCGAAGTGCGGGTTGCTGCCTTCCTCCGACTCATCTTCGGGGTCGCAGGTCCAGCAGCATCCCCAGCACCGGACGTCATCGCAGTCTCCGCCCACGAACGGGTGCGCGTCGTGCCACGCCTGCGCGTCGGCTTCCGGGTCGCTACTAGTCATCGGCGAGATCCTTAGCGGTCTTCCCGTTCACCGTCAGCGAGGGCAGCAACCGTTCCGCCAGCAGTAACGCTTCGTTCTCCGCGAACCGGTGGGCGGCGATCCATTCGTCGGTGCGCGACGAGGGCAGCGGTTCGTAGTCCCACGTGCCGTCTGTTCCGAGACAAGAACAGCCGTCCATGACCGCGTACTGCCCGCGGCCCCGGTACTGCACGCGGATCTGAAACCCGGGGCTGGCGCGGTGGTCTTCGGGCAGCCCGTAGAAGGTGTATTCGGTGATCCGCATCATGGCCGCAGCGCCGTTCCGCACCAGGGGCAGTAGTTGATCTCGTAGTAGCCGCCGCCCACGCTGTCGGGGATTTTGATGCCGTAGCACCGCTTGAACTTGCGCACCACCAGGTCGGGGCAGTCGAGGCCGTGCAGGTCGCAGGGCGTGTTCTGCCGCCGCAGGGCTTCGCAGCAAACATCGCTATGCACGGTCATCCTCCGCGTAGTCCAGATGCTCCATGCCCGCCACCACCATTGCCAGGCAGTACGGGCAGTGGTACTGGCCCAGCGGCGCCATGCCGAGCTGCTGCGGTTCCCACGGCCAGGGACACCGTTCACCGTTTTCGTTGAGCGGCGCGGTGTACTCCATGTTGGTGCGCAGGTTCAGGTCGACGGCGTCGGCGGGGTGCACGTCCTGCCAGCGCTTCACCATTCGTCCTCGTCGGGGTCGTCGGTCTGCACGAACGGGAAGTGTGTGCCGCGGAGGTGGGCCAGCAGTCCGGGCAGGTCGGCGGTGGGCCGGTCGCAGTCGGGCGAGATGCAGGTGTAGACCTTCGCGGCGGGACTGGCGATGCGGCGCACCCGCAGGATTTCGACCCACTGCTCATGGCTCATGGCGACGCTGGCATCGCCGCACTTGCAGCGTGCGGTGCCGCCGCTGATGGAGGCGACGGCGGGCCCGGACTGTTCCTGAAGGCACCAGATGCACCGGGTCTGCATGGCGAGGGTCATCGGTATCCCTCCGGCCACTCGTTGGGGATCGGCGGCAGCGGGGGCAGCGGCGGGCCATCGTAGATTTCCCACGGCTGCGTACACCCCATCGGCGTCCACCCGTACGGCCAGGCGCAGGGCACCGCGCCGATCTTCCGGCACCGCCACGCGAACCGGTACCACGCGCGGAGTCGGCGGCGCTGCTGGCTGCGGCTCACCGGGGCCACCGCTTGAAGTAGTCGCGGACATCGACGAAGTACGGCGTTCTGGCCACGCCACCGATCGCATGGCAGCGGCGCACGTAGGAGACCCACTTGCGGTAGGTGCGGGCCTTGCGGCTCATCCGGGCCACCCGGTTCCGCAGGTGCGCCGGTAGCCCTGCGTCGTCTCCGCCAGGCGGACGGTGTCGCGGTTCCATTCGGCGATCAGGTCGTCCTTCGGCCACCCGGCGATGCGGTATTCCCGGCCCGCGTCCTGGCGGGTGCGTCGCTTTCCGTCAGCCCGGCTCACCGCTTCCTCACCCGCATGAGCCGGACCCGGTTGCGGGCCTTCGCGGAGCGAGTGGTGGGGATTTCTTCGTCAACAACGGGGGCTTCGTTGTCGAGCCATTCCTTCAGCGACGAGTAGCAGGGGTGCCAGCGGTTCTTCGGCCCCCGATCAGTGTGTGCTACGTGCGGCGTCATTCGGAGTCACCTGTCTCGCTGGCAGGGATGTTACCTACTGGCCTAGTCGCTCGCCAAGCCTGACCCCCGCGGGACCGGACCTCGTCGGACAGTCGGTACAGGTCGCCGACGCGGAAGGTCCACCCGCCGTGGGGTCCGACGCGGTCGTCCCACTTGCCTTTGATCTTCCCATCGACCCGCATGGCTGCGATGTGGCGACGCTGGAGGGGAATGATGGTGGCGGCGATCTTCGTGGGGACGTAGTCGTCTTCGTCGAAGCTGCCGGGGTCGGGCTGCGGGATGTGCCACTCCTCTCCCCAGTCGGCGAAACGCTTGTCGAGTCCGGCGACGTCGTCCATGTCGTCGAGTGCGTCGAGGACGTCGTCGATCTGGTCGCGCAGCGGGGTGCGGGGGCTCATGGTGGCGCGGAGCTGGCGCAGCAGGTCGACGCCGCGCTGCTGTTCGGTAGCCAGCGCATGCATGGCCTGGTACATCTTGCGGGCGCGCATGACGGTGCCGTCGCCGGGGAAGGGCCAGTTGCGGCTCACACGATCATCTCCGTGAATGCGTGCGGGGTGGCTCCGTCCCCGGGCTGGCAGCGCAGGATCTGCGGGATGGGGGTCTCCTCGGTGAAGATGAGGGAGCGGGGGGTTTTGCCTCGCACGCAGTTGTTCCAGGCGGTGATCATCATGCCCAACTGCGTCATGCCGGTGACCGGCGTCTTCTTCGCGTCGGCGTCGGCGAGGCGCTTGCGGAAGGTGGCGCGCGGGTCGTCGTCTTCGAGCAACTGGCGGGTGTTCGGGTAGACGCCGGAGGCCACGCCGGACAGGAACCGTTCCACATAGGCGTTGTCGTAGCCGTTGTCCCGTCGCAGCAGGAAACGGCCGGCGGCGAGGGCGGAGGCGATGGAGCCACGGATCTTGCCGCGCGACGACACCGCCCAGTTGACGGCGTCCTTGTACTCGTCTTCAGCCTGGCCGAAGAACTCCAGCACGACGGTGTTGGGCAGCTTCTCCCGCATGGCGGTGCGGGGGTTGGTGTCCTTCATGTAGTGCACGAGACGCACGCAGGTCTGGATGGTGCCCGCGTTCTTGATGCCGTCCTTCGCGATGAGCTGCCGGGCCTGGCGTACGCGGACCTCGTCGATGAGGGCGAAGTTCTCCACCGGCCAGCCCACCGACCAGATGAACGGCAGGTGGGTAATCTCCGGGTCGATCTTGTTGGCTTCGAGCAGGGCGAGCAGGCGGTGCTGGGCGTCCTGGGTGATGCCTTTGACGTTGCTGGCGCCGCCCTGGTGGGTGAGGTTCCACAGACCGGCCAGGATGATGTTGCGGTAGTGGGTGACGGTCTTCGGGTCGATGGGGCGGTTGTCGTTGTTGTAGTTGTCGATCAGTTCCCGGGCGATGTCGACGGTCATTTTCACCCGGCGGAACCAGGGCGCGGGGTGGGCGGTGACGAACCACTCCAGCGGCACCTCCTCATCGACGGTCAGATATGGACTCACCGGGGGGGTGGGGGCCTTCGCGGCCAACGCGGCGCCTTTCTGTTCGGCTGCCCGAATGGCGGCAGCGTTGCGGGCCTTATTCGCGGCCAGCTTCTCGTTCTTCACTTTCTCCTCCGCCTGGGAAAGCCCGGCCTCGTTGAGCATGGCGATGGCGTTGTCCAGGGCGCGGCGGTCGGAGGAGCCGGTGCGGGTGATGGAGATCTGTCGGCCGCCGTTGGGGGGACGGATGATCCAGCCTTCCCGGGATGCGGTGACGTTCCACTGTGCTTTGCGGCAGCGAGCGACGAGCTTTGCCATGTCGGAGGTGCGGGTGGCCATCAGTAATGCACCACCGGGGCGACGGGGTGGCGGCCGGTCCGTACGTAGTAGTCCAGCTCGTCGTCCGTGGGGGGGTGGCTGAGGAACTGGGTGGAACGGGCGCCCGCAAGACCTTCGCCGTCGCGGTAGATCTCGAACATGGAACGCATTTCGCAGCCGCCCGATTCGTAGCGGATGCCATCGACGGTGAACGGGTGGGCGATCCGCTGCCCGATGAAGAAGAAGTCGATGTAGCGGGTGATCACGAGGCGGTCTTTCACAGGGCACGGCTCCGCTGGTTGATCTTGAAGCGGCGGTACTCGGCGGAGCGGTACTGGCCCAGCTCGCTCTCGATCATCCGCATCCGGCTGTTGCGGCGACGGTCGGAGTAGGCCCCCAGCAGGCAGAGGGCGGCACCGAGAAGGGACGCAGCGGGGACGGCGGAAGCGGGGATGCCGAAGTAATCCACGGCGGCGATGGCGAGGAAGCACGAGACCAGGCACATCCAGCGGAGGTGAGTCAACACGGGCAGGCTCCAGGGTGGAATATGAAAACGTTGCGTGTCAATGGCGGGTATGTTGCGTGTCTGCTGCGGGGGACAACTGCACCAGGTCGCAATGGGTTACGTGCAGGAGACGCTGGTACTCCGAACGGGTGAGCTGGCCACCGCACGACGCGCACCAGATCCACTCCGGGTTGTCCTCCCGGCGACGCAGCGAACGGGCGCAGCAGTGCGGGCAGTCCCCGGGCAGCCGCAGGATCGGCGCGTCCACACCGGTGAGCCTGCGGGCCCGGCGATGCAGGGCGGACAACAGCAACAGCACCTGCGGCCCGCTCAGATCGTCTGTGAGGCCCGTAGAGGCGTTCCACCACCCTCCGGTGACCGACAGGGCCGCCAGCTCGTCCAGGCGGGCTCTGAGGGCGTGCGCGGCGACGTCGAGGGCGAACCCCTCCCGGACCCCGGCGGCGTTGCCCCTCCACCCGGCGACGGTGGCCGCGCGGACAACGGCATGAACGATCTCCGAACGCACCGCGAACACCTCAAGATCCATCGGCGGCCGGGACTCCGGCTTCGGACGGAAGATCTGCACCTCATTGCGCCGGTCCGTCAACGCCAGCCGCTGGGAGAGGTCCACGTAGTCGTAACGCAGCAAGTTGATCTCCACCGACGCCCGCGAGTGACACCCCGGGCACAGCGGGCGGGTGTACGACAGCCCGGACACCCTCGCCGAGCGGTCGTACACAGAGCACTTCGCACCGAGGACACAGAAGCCGGTCACCGGGTCTGCTCCAGCCATTCGTTGCAGGCCTGCTCGGCGATCTGCGTAGCCCGCTCGACGCCCAGGAACTTCCCCCGCTTCGGGTCCTGGCCCTCATCGGCGAGTCGCTGGAGGACATAGCGCACCATCGCCGCGCCGGTCCGACGGGCATGGGGCTGCTCCTGGCTCCTGTCGGCGATGCTTTTGATCTGACCCCGACGCCGCTCACGCTCCGCAACAATGATCTTCACCCGCTCCCGGATGTCCGCCGGGGTCGGCATGAACGGCTGAGACTTCAACAGCTCGATGATCGCGAGCCGGGCATTGCCGTAGTCCAGGTCACCCAGGATCAGGTGCCAAGCCTCCACCATGGGCGCCGACGGGACGTTGCGATTCTGCGCCGACAACACCAGCAGAACCAGGGCCGCCGTTTCCTCCCTGTTCACGACGCACCATTCATCATCGTGCGAAGGAAAAGAGCAGCGGGGTCTTCGTCCATTCGCAACAGACCGGCCTCCGCATGACCGATCCTGCGCGGCGGCAATTCGGGGCCCTGCTGAACCCGCAGAATGTATTTGTCCAGAAGGGCCGGACGAGTCATCACCCTGTCCCGGAACATTTCTCCGAGAGCGGAGCGGATAATGCGGGCCGGGACTTTACCGCCGAGCGCCCTTTTGATTTCGGCGCCGAATCGTTTAATGGTCGTCGGTGGAATGATTACCGAATTCGCATTACAGAAATCAATCCACTCACGAACGATCTGCCCAGCGTTCTGATCCTTGTCCACCGAGGACGCCGTGTCAAGCCCGGAACCGAGCGGAGCGAGGGCCGCGAGCGGAGCGAGCAGTTCAAGATCGGCCGGAAGTTGATCATCGAGCTTGCGAACGGGGTTTTGATCTTCTTCTCCCCTTCTCCCCTTCTCCCCTTCTCCAGTCGATGGGGTCTCGCGAAGGTGTCGCGAGGGTGTCGCGAATGGAGCCCGAGCGAGTCCATTCGACATCGGTGCATTATGGATGTTTTCCCTGGTGGTGGGCTCTGCGTCGGGGTGATCGGGGCGGGGGTACCGGGCCTTCCCGGGGCGGTCCACCTTCTGATGCTCGTCCCAGTTCATGATCGACAGATACGCCTTCTCGGCGACGGTGTAACGGAGGATGCGGGAAGTTGCTGCAAGTGCATCGAGACTGTCGCGAACCCCTCGCGAGACTGTCGCGAAGTCTTCTTCGAGGGGGAACAGCTCCGCCGCGATGAGGCGCCAGTTGTCGATCCCGACCCCGTTGTCGTCCACGTAAGTCCACAGTCCGATAAAGACCAGGCGGGTAAACATGTCGTGGCAGGCGATGGCCTCGGACTTCCAGAACTCAGGGCGAATACTCCTAATACGAGGCACTATGCAGCACCCCTCTCGTCCCGCCGAATGGTTACATCGATAACGCTGAAGTCGGGCCCGCCGTCGAGATATGCGATTGCCGCCGCAAGAGTGGCCTTGTCGTCGCGCGCTAGGCCCAGAAGGTTGTTGCACCTATAGCACAGCAGTCCGCGCACACGCGTGCTCCGGTGGCAATGGTCAATCACGAGCCTGTTCCCATTCGCCGGGGGGTGCTGGCAGATTGCACAACAGCCGATCTGCCTGGCAAGCATGGATCCATATTCGGGGCCGCTCATGCCATATTTGCGCGCAATCGTGCACGCCTTGCAGGAGCCCTGCGTCCCGCCACGGCCGTCCCCGTAGAACTCATCCATAGACTTAACCTCTCCACACTTGGTGCACTCCTTCGCCACCACGACCTTCGCCATCAGAACCACTTCCTGCTGGCGCTGGTGTCGTCCGTGATCCGCAGGTCCGTCACCGTGTCCGCCGCCGACGCCGTTCCCCGGGCCGCAGGGGGCGGCGGGTTCCACTTCGTCGGCCCGCTCACCCGGATGGAATCGTCGGGCCGGAACACGGCGCGGACGGCGAAGGCGATGTCTTCGGCGGTGATGACGGTGTCGTTGAGGTAGATGAAGATGGAGATGCACCGGCCGGACGGGTCGTAGTTGCCCGACACCGTCACCTTGTCCTGGGTGGACCTGCTCACTCGTCCTCCTCCGGCACCTCGAAGACGAGCGCGCAGAAGGTCCTGCCGGTGTCGGTGTCGTAGCGCACTTCTCGGTGGTGCAGGGGTGCGCGCCGGTTGATCCAGTGCTGCCGCTTGGTGAAGACCGTCTCCACCACCAAGTCGTCAACGGTGCCGATGACCCGGTTGGGGTCGACGTTGATCACGAAGTTCACTGGTCCAACCTCTCTTCCTTGTGCGCGTCGCAGAGCCGTTCCATCGACTCCGCGGTAGACACCCGCCACCGGGCGCCGCGGGGGTAGGGGGCACCGGCCTGTCCGTAGTCGTGGATCATCTGGCAGCACCGTTCACACAGCCGCCCGGTGGCGATCCGCGCGACCCTGATGTCCGGGGGTGGCTGGCGGTGCTGCGGTGCGGGGAGTTCCGGCATCCCCGGCAGCGGCATCACCGTTCGCTCAGCATTCGCACCGCGACCCCCAGCAGCGACGCCAGCGTGTAGTGGTCGAACTCGTCGGCGAACCAGTCCGTGGCCACCCCCAGCGTCACCAGGTCGCCTTCGTGAAGCCGGCAGCAGTGGTACGAATCCGCCAGCCGGGTCAGCCACTGCGTGTATGCGGCCACCACCTGGTCAAGTGCAGCAACGTGGCAGGGCTCCAGGCGGCCATCTCCGGTCTTCACGGGTAGTCCCGGGGAATCGGCAGGATGCGGACATGCACGCCTTCCCACGGCGTCCCCAGCGGCCGGGAACCGGTCCGCATGTCCGGGCCCAGGCAGTGCTTGTGGTCGTCGTCGTCCAGGACCCGGGCATCCACCAGCCCGTCGACAATCGCCTTCGCCGTCGGTGCCCAGTTGGCGGGGTCACGGCGCCGGGAGATGAACCAGTGCAGCTCGCAGATGATCAGCGCCCGTTCCATGTGCGGCACCATCGCGTTGCGGGCGCCGATCTCCCCGGCCTCCCGCCACAGCCGCGTCTGACGCCACCGGGACGCCCAGTGCAGGCGCTGGTTCGCGGTGATCCACTTGCGGTGAGCAAGCGGAATGTCGATCGTGTACTCAGGCATCGAGGCTGTCCTTCTTGACCGGCCCGGCCACCTGCACCAGCGCCCCGGACAGGCCCACCCGGTAGATGTGGGCGGTCCCGGCCCGGCTGAACACCACGAAGGAATCGCCGGGGGTGAAGACCGGCAGGGTCATCTGGGTGTCTTCGATCTGCCACTCAGGCCTGCGGTCCCGGATCACTGGTCCGACCCCTCGCGGGCGACGTTGGCAACGCGGATGACTTCGAGGCCTTCGTCGTCGGTGAGTTCGTTGGTGGAACTGACTTCGCGCCCGACGATGTAGCTGATGTAGGCCAGCCGGTCGTCGCGGGAGCGGATGTCCAGGTCGTTGCAGGCGGCCATGAGGATCTTCCGCGTTTCGGTGCTGATCGGCGGGGCCTCGAAGACTTCCGGCTCCGGTTCCTCCACCTGCTCGTAGATGGGCAACCTGCGGCGCACCGTAGGCCGCAACTCCGTCCTCGGCGCTTCGGTCGGCGCGATGTCGGCCATCTCCTCGCTGGAGTACGGCAGCCCGATGAGGACGTTCGCGGCGACGGCACGGCAGAGCTGGGACGTGCAGCGGGCGGTCAGCATGTCCTGCGGCATGCGGCGCCAGTTGTCCTTGTCGGTGAGTCCCATCCGCTGCGCCCGGTCGAACGTCCAGGTGGCAGACGTCCACGTGTCAGATCCCGGCGCTTTCGCCGACATCACCACCCGCGTGTCGGACTGCTCGTCGATGCGGAACTGCACCCCGTGACTCATCGCCAGACCCCGCATGGCGTTGGCACTCAGCGTGGGGCGGCCCTGAATGAGGTTGAACATCTGCAAGGACGCCATCGGGTTGATGCTGAGTTCGCGTCCCATGAGGATCGCGGCGGTGATTTCATCGGGGCGGCCCTGGTACGGCTTCGGCACGAAAGAGGTGGTGGACAGGGCCTGCGCAATCCGGTGCACGGCCGACGCCTCCTCCACGAAGGCGGCCAGGTCCACCGACTGCCGGGGGAAAGGGGCGGGGGAAACGGGAACGGCGACGTCAGAAGTCATCTCTTACCTTTCACAACCACATCGACAACACGAACGCAACGATGAGCAGGGCGACGCCGATATAGACCAGCAGCCACCAGTACGACTCGTTCACGGGCACACCTCCGGCGGGCCCTTCCACGCCTCCATCACGTCGGCCGCCTTCGCGACCTGCAAGACGTGCAGGAATGCCTTATGCACTGCCGGGCCGGTGTCGAGCGGGATCACCGAGTAGGAGTCCGGCCCGATGTGGACGGCTTTCGACTCGTGGATGCCGACCTCCCGCATCGGCATCTCCAGCCCGTCATCGGCGACGTAGGCATCGGCGTGGCGGTAGGCGGCCAACTGCAAAGCCGTCTCCGGCCAGATGTCGCGGCCGGTCTTGTAGTCGAACAGAATCCGCCGGCCGTCCGGGATCTCTCCAATAAGGTCGAAGGTGCCCGCATAACCCCACCGGTAGGAGCCGATCACCTTCTCCACCAGCAGCGGGCGCACATGCCACTCGTCGAGGAATTTCGCGCACTGCGTGACGTGGCCCAGCAGTTCCGGCGGCACCACCACCTCACGGCCGTAGACGAGGTGTTCCGCCAGCTTGTGGACCTTCGTGCCGCGCACCGCAGCGTTGTCCCGCTTCCGGACCGGCGCCTTCTTCAGGTAGTCGACCAGGTCCAACTCGGTGTGCACGTTGTTGACCCGCTTGATCTCCTCCGCGTTGCCCGCCCACATCAGACCGGCCGCCTCTTCCGCCACACACCGGGCCGCCCAGTACATGAGCGCGGGCTTCGGCATTCCCTTACTCAGCGCGGTGGTGACCCCCATCGCCTTCGCCCCGTGGATGGTGTAGCCGTGATTACGACCCCGCTGGATACGCCGGATAGCCATTACTCGGCGTGGGCCAGCGAACTGACCGCATCGGAGTTGAGCATCGAGTTGACGCTGTCCCGGCGCACCCGGTACTGACCCCGCACCCCGCGGCCCTTACGCCACACCAGCGCGCCCTCGTTGCACAGTTCCCGCACCCGGTCCGGAGAAATGCCCAGCACCTCACCCACTTCCCGGGTGCTCATCCACTCGCCCGGCATCTTCGGCACGTAGGTCAGATGCCTCCCGGCGGCGGTGTACTCCTGCACCTCCTGCGCGGCAATGAGCAGGCGGGGGTGTTTCCACTCCGGACGCTGACGACGGAAAGGCGTCACCCGCAGATCACCCCGATCGATGCGCCGGTAGACCTGGTACTTGGAGATCCCCAACTTCTCGGCGACTTCTTCCACCGTGAGCAGGGCAGGGTAAACCGACATGACTATCCCCTTGCGAATGATTGCGTTGGAAGCGCAACCGATGTGCTTTCGGCGCGCTGGGGAAACCACATCACGGCGCCCGAGGAAACACCAGGCACGGAAACTCTCTGTCCTATCAGAGAGTGTGGCGTTTCAGTCAGTGAGTTCTGCTTTTCGTGGCCCCTGACCGGTCGCCGTGCACGCAAACGAAAACTTCGCTCACATTCGATTCACCCGTTAGGGGGACACGCGCCCCTGACCTGCGCGAAGGCCGTTCCCTGCCGTAGCCGAACCCCCGTTAGGCCCAGTACCACCGTGCACATCACGCAGAAAGAGACAGCAATAGATGAGCCAGTACCGCAGCCTCAACTCCACCCGGCGGACCGCACTGCACCGGCGGCGGGCGTGGCTGATGCAGATCTTTCGCCACACCATCTACGTCGGACTCGGAGGCGAGTAGCCGTGCCGATCTACGACAAGGGCCCCGCCGGCGACACGAGCAGGCCCCCACGGTCCACCTGCAAGATCTGCTGGCGGTCGATCTACCTCCAGCAGGTCACGGACTGGGTGGTGTCGCCGGACCCCGGCCTCGCCCACCTCGCCTGCGTCGAGAAGCAGCGCGCGGGATCGCTCACGCTGTCGCACTCGCCTTCCTGATCGACGTCGGCTTCGCCGTCGCCGGTGCCGCCGTCGGAGACTCCCTCACCGTTGTCGCAGGATGGGGGTGCGCCAGTCTCATTGCCTTCGGATTCCAAGCCATCGAAGAACAAGATCGGGGTGGGAAACATGACCACACACCGCGCGCTGGCGATCCGGCTGCGGTGGGAAATCAACGAAGAAGGCTGGCGACCCGGTATGCGCCTGCCGTCGATCATCAGGCTGGCGGAAACACACGCCGTCAGCGCCAGCACCGTCGTACGCGCCATTCGCATTCTCGTCGATGAAGGCCTGGTGGAAGTGGTCCACGGCCGCGGGGTCTACATCCTCGGCGAGAAAGGCGACCGGGGACTGCGGGCAGACCGGCCCCGCGACGTCGTACAGGCCCACGTCGTCGCCATCGCGGAACTGGCACAGCCCGGCCACCCCATCCCGTCCCCCGCAGAACTCGCCCACATCTGCGGCACCTCCGCGCAGACCGTGTACCGGGTCCTGCGCAATCTGGTACGCAAGGGGGTGCTGCGCCGGGCCGGGCAGGGCGTCTACCTGAAAGCGTGACCGGTAGGCTGAAAGGCGGGGATGAAGGGGATGCGGCCGTACGGAATTCAGGGGTGGGTTCCGGGTCGCGCATAAGGGGGCCGTACCGGGCGGGTGCGGCCCCCTTCTCTATGCGCAGACACAAAAAAAGTGCGGGCCACCCGACCGAAGAGGTGACCCGCACTCACACTACGAACCCAAGGTGATACCGCGTGAAGCCCGACGAGAGATCGACCCCAGTGTCCATCTCACCCGGCGAACCGAAGGAAGCGCTGAGAAACCCCTCCGGTCCACGCTCAGCCTACGACAAGAAGACCAGCGCCAGACAGGCGCCCACGATGATCCAGAACACGACCGACAACCCGAAACCGATACTGAACTCCTGCCACGTCAACCAGCCCGACGTGGGTATGGAGGACGGTGCACCCTTCGGCACGTCATACCGCGCCACCAACGGAATCGGAAACACTCTCACCTGCCGCCGCACCGGCAACCCCCGCCGGGCACACCTCTGACACCGAAGGTAAGGGCGAAGCTGGGCATGGGTGTGATCCATCGACTCACTTCCGGGGGACAGCAGATTGATTGCGCATCGCGTGCGTTTCGGCAACGCCCGGCACGCTAGAGGCTATCCGACGTGCCTACCAAAGAAGAGTGCTGGGAACGGTTCTGGGAAGTCGTCGCCCGCGCCCACCTTGACGCCTGCATCCGCGAAGCCGCTCAGACCGCGAGCGCCAACTCCTCGTCGCCCGCCTCCCACATCGGAACCGGTACCAACTTCTCGTCGGCGAGCACGTCTTTGTAGTCCGAGCCGGGGTAAATCTTGATCACGGCCAGCACCTGCGACAGGGCTTCCCGGCGATCGGAAGGCGTAAAGTTTTCCCATTCGGTGGCCAGGACACCGAACTGCCGCACCAGACTCAAGCCCGACACCTTCTCCCGCGCCCTAGCCGAATCGCGCTGCTTCGTCAGGTCTTCCAGAGACGTCTCGATCTTGGCCTTCTGCTTGAGGTAATCCTCCCGCGGGATGTCGCCGTCGGTGTAGCCGTCCGACAGGCGGCCCCGCTTCTCCTTGAGGCGCCTGATTTCCTTGTCCAGATTGTCTGCCACACCCTTTGCCTGGCGGCCCCGCTCAAGGCGCTTAGCGTCCTCGGTAACCGACTGGCCGCCCTCTGCCTTTTCGATCAACCACCGAACCATGCCCTCTTCGGCGCGCTCGTTCAGCAGGTAGTTCGGCGCATGGTTCTTCTGGTCGCGCGCCCGATGGCAAGTCCAGCTCAGCTTCTTATGGCGCCCGGCATAGGCCACCACCATCGACGCCCCGCATTCGCCGCACCGAAGCATGCCAGAAAGACTGTGAGCCGGGCGCCGCAAACGAGGCGCCATGCTCGCCTGCCTGATCCGCCGGTTCTTATATCTGTCCCACACCTTCAACGGGATGATCGGCTGGTGGCTAGCCTCGCGCCATACATCGAAGGCCCAGATCGCGCGGCCATACTTTCCGCCCGACTTCTGAGCATCATGGGACTGCGACTTCTCCCGGATCAGTCCAGCCGCAAAGCCGGTGTCCATCACGTAGGCCAGAGCGGCGCGCGTCCACCGCCTTCCCCGGCTTGTCATGATCCCCGCGGCGTTCAACTCCGCCGCCATCTGATGGTGACTTTCCCCTGCGTTATACCGGGCGTAGAAGGTGCTCAGCAGCGGGGCCAGGTCGGGGTCCAGGGTGTATCCGGTCGCCTTGTTGTAGATGTAGCCGAGGCGCTTCCCGCCATTGTGGGGCAGCCCGAGACGACGGCGCCTGTCCTGCACCTCTTTCCAGCCATCCGACATCATGTCCGACTGGAGCTGCGACACCAGCAGCATCTGGTCGCGTGTGAAGCGGCCCATCGTGGTCTTCGAGTCGAAATCCTCGGTGGCCGCCCGCACCTCGCCGCCCGCGTCTTCGACCTTGCCCAGATAGAGCTGACTCTGCCGCATGTTGCGACCCCATCGGCTCCACTTCCACAGCATCACGTATTTCCACTTGCCCTGCTCGATGCCCTCGATGATCTCGTTCACGCGCCGCTTGGTGAAATCGCGGCCGGACTTATCAAGATCGGTGAACTGGGCAACGATCTTGATGCCTTCGCGCTCCGCCAGGGTGTCGATCGCAAAGCGCTGAAGTTCGGGCGACAGCAAGTCTTCATCACGGCCACCTACCATGGAGACACGAACGTAGGCCACGCCAAGCTTTTCGGGCGGGAGTCCAAGGGGGTTCTGCTGCACTGATGCTCCTCCGGTCAGGGGGTGGGGTGAGTGCAGTTTAGGCGTACACAGGTTTGTAAGTAAACCCAAACTGCACCCAGGCGTTTCCGCAGGTCAGAGCATGGACGATGTGGACTGAGGCCAGCCCCCTCCCCTAGACACAGCGAAGCCCCCCTCACCCGTCGACACTCGGGTGAGGGGGGCTTCTTCCCTGTGACCTACTCGCGCGGCTCTCAGGTGCGCCCCCTGAGTGTGCCCCAGGAGGGTGATCGACATCAATGGGTGTCGCCCGTTATGGTGATTCCCGCGCGGGCCGGGTGTGAACCGTCGACTGACCCCTGCCGGTGACCGGCCCGCGCTTCTACAGGCCTCGTACCCACATGACGGCGAGGGATGCCTGGGTGCCGCCGGAGATCACTGGCTGGAAGCTGGCCGCTGCGGCGTTCTGGGCCGACGCCACCAGTTCCACGTATTCGGTGGAGCCGTTGAACGGCGCGAAGGTGGTGAAGGAGACCATTTGCAAGTTGTTGGTGCTTCCTGCCAGCCCGATGCGTCCGGCGGGGTTGAGGGCGTTCCCGCCTTTCAGGGCGTAGCACATCAGCATGGTCCAGTCGGTCCGTGACGGGAACGGGACGGCGCCGGTGATCAAATACCAGCCCGCTTTGGTCGGGGTGATTCGGGACGTGTTGCTGGCCGGGTCGTGCATGCCGGTGGGGTCGTATTCCTCCACGCCGGTGAAGGTGATCGGCGTCGGGGAGTTGTTGGTGATCGTCTGCGCGGTGTTCTGCGACAGCTTGCACATGGGATTGGCTTCGAGGGCGGTCAGCCGGGATGTGTTGCTGGCGATGCTGGTGTCCTGGTTGCCATTGACGGTGATGGCCTGAACGAGGCGGTCGTCCATGTCGGTGAGGCCCTGGTTCAGTGTCGTTCCCCAGGTGCCTTCGCTGTTGCCGACGATGGGCAGGGGGGGCGTGATTGCCATGCGGGAGCCCTTTCTCTAGTCCGCCGTCGGGAGATCCATACTGCGGTCGGGTGGGACGTAGGTCTGGAGGTACTTGATCAGTCGGATGAATGGGCTCCGTTTGCTGCGCGGATCGGCGGAGACGGGCAGCCGGCCGAGGTGGAGGGTGACGTCTTCCAGGCCCAGGTCGTCGATGTTGACGTTGATTTCGCTGACCCGGTACTTGTCGTGGATGAGTTCTTTCCCCATCCGCAGTACCAGCGTGATGGTGTCGCCGATGTCGATGTGGTGGCGGCCCCGCCAGAATCCCTGCCGGAGGTTGATCGTGAAAGAAGGTCTGCGGTCGGCGAGTTTTTCCAGCATGGCGTTGGCGCGTAGCCGCAGCACGGTAGCGTCGCCGCCGTCTACGCTGCTGTTCCCGTCGGCTTTGTCGCGCTGGCCGTATTGGGCTACCTGCGCGGGGATGTCTTCGACGACGCCGCCGGAGTTGTTCTGTCCGGCTTTCGTTCCGCCGCTGTAGTAGATGGTGTTGGCGTAGTCGCCTTCCGCGCCGTTGCGGGTCCATGAGGCGATCGGGGTGGGGCCTTTCCCGACGTCGAAGAGGGTTACTCCGCGATCGGTTCCGCGTTCCCCGGCGACCAGGCGCAGTCTCGGGGGCAGGTTGGTGTCGAGGGGGGTATCGATCCACCATTCCCATTTCTTCGTGGAGATGGGGAGCAGGTTGTCCATCAGGTCGTCGATGGAGGTTCCCGGTGCCAGGTCGAAGGGCTGGGTGAGGGTGCCGATGTCGGAGGCGCCGGGGCCTTTCGCTTCGGTGAGGTCGAGGCCGGTGTTGTCGGGCAGCGCCCATCCGATGATCGACGACACCGACGTTCCGATATCCCACATGCTCGTGGGTGGGGTGGCGGTGGGGTTGAGGTATTTCAGCACCAGCCGGGCGCCGAGGATGGTCTGGTAGTCGTCGAGTTGCACCGAGCAGGAGATGCCGGTGTCGGAGGTGGCCAGGTCGAGGTGGGAGACGTTGAACCTGCCGACCATTTCCAGCCGTTGTGTGCGGGGGTCTTTGCGCCTCCACCACAGGTCGGTGTCCATCTCTTCGAGGATGATGGCGCCGCCTCGGGAGAAGGACATTTCCAGCCGGGCTTCGCTGCCCACTCCCAATCGCAGGGTGAAGCTTTTGCTGGTGGTGGCGGGTAGCGCGAGAACGGGGCGGGCGGGCCAGTTTCCCGGGGGTACGCCGTAGTTGGGGGCGCCGCACCAGGAGATGTGTGACGACCAGGGGCCGATGCCGAGGATGTGCAGGGGTGGGCGGGGTGGTGCCATGACGTCTACGAAGATCGGCGGCAGTGGCGGGGACGGTTCGGAGAGGCCGTAGTAAACGCCGTAGCCGTACGTTCCGGCCCCGTAGGCGATGTTGTCTTGCGGGGTGGTGGGGGTGGTGCCGAAATAGGTGCCGTCGCCGTAGGTTCCGGCTCCGTAGATGAGGTTGGTGGCGCCGGGTTTGGTGGCGGTGGGTTCCCCGACGGTTTCGGTGTCGGTGATTCCGAGCGGCAGGACGATGTTGGTGGGGACGGGCGGGGGAAGGGTGAGGCTGGGCTGGCCTACCGTTTCGCCGTCGTTGATGCCGTCGTAGCCGACGGTCATGCCCTGGTAGATGCCGTAGCCGTAGCTGCCGGACCCGTAGGCGCCGTTGTAGAAGGGCCGGAAGGTTTTGCCGGGGGCGCCGATTGCTTGTGGGTCGGTGATGCCGACCGGGGCGATCAGGGAGGCGTGGAATGCGGCGCCGGGAGTGCCCAGCGTCTCCGGGTCTGCGATGTCGTCCGGGAATGGGGGGGCGGGGGCGAAGACGGCGGTGGGCGGGTCGAATGTCTCCGCGTCGGTGATGGTGTCGGGGGTGCCGCCGTTTCCGGCTTCCGCGTCGGGGGTGGCGATGGTTTCGGGGTCGGCGATGGTGTCGACGGTGATGTAGGCGTGGGCGCTGACGTCGGGTACGCCGACGGTTTCGGGGTCGCTGATGCTGGCGGGGGTGATGCCGTAGGCGGCGGTGATGGTGGGGCCGCCGGGGACGTCGGTGTCATTCAGGGTGTCGGGAACAAGGCGCCAGTTCGCGGACAGGGTCGGGGTGGCGATGGTGGTGGGGTCGTTGATGCTGGCCGGGGTGATCCGTGGGGTGAAGGTGGCCGTGGGTGCGCCGACGGTCTGCGGGTCGGTGATGCTGCCGGGCTGGTAGAACGTTGCCCCGTAGGCGCCGGAGCCGTAGACGCCGGAACCGTACTTGCCGTCGTAGGTGGGGCCCTGGGTGGTGTTTGCGTTGCCCACCAGGAGCAGCAGCATGGGCTCACCCCGCCATTCCGGTTAGGCGCCGCGGAGCAGGAATCGTCGTCCGTTCGATGCGGCGGTGTCGGGGGCGGGCATCGGGGAGGGCAAGGAACCGGAGGCGACGGCGGGGAAGGTGTATCGGCCGTAGTCCAGGTTCCATGCGGGGGTGCCGTCGTTGGTGATGTACGGGGAGCCGCCCTGCGAGTTCAGTATGGAGGGCATGGTGCCGGAGCCTTGCACCACGAAGATGATCCAGTACAGCCCGCTGTTCAGGGTGAGCGGTGCGAAGGTGATCTGCTTGTTGGCAGTGCCGGAGCCCAGAGTGAGGGTGCCCAGTTCGCGGATGGTGTTTCTGGGTCGCAGGGTGGCGGGGTCGGCGTCGGTGATGGTGATGCGGATGGCGTTGGTGGCGGCACCGGCGGACCCCAGGTAGAACCCGACGGCGTCGAAGGTGCCGGTTTTGAGCAGGGGAAATGCCATGCCTTCGGGGATGGACAGCGTGGGGACCACGTTGGAGGTGGCGGGGAGGCCGATCATGGTGGCGGTGGCCCACTGTCCGACGCCGGGGGGAAGCATTCCGGCGGCGAGGTTCTGCGCGGCGGCCCCGGTGGTCATGGACGTTCTCATGGGGCCACCCAGATGAAGCGGACGCCGTCGTTGTTGTTGCCTGCGTTGACGTAGACGGTGTTGAGGTTGGCGACGTCGAGGCTGACGGATTCTCCGGCGCCGAGGGGGAAGCCGTTGGTGGAGGTGACGGCGGAGCCTCCGACGTAGATGGTGCCGGTGTTGTTGCCCAGGGCGCGGATGGTGAGTCCGAGTGCGGCCTGGTTGGGCAGTTGGGTGGCGGTTCCGGCGGTGGCGAGGGTGAGGGCGCCGGAGCCGATGCTGGTGGCGGCGGCGGTGGTGACGGGTAGTGGTGCGGTGGTGGAGACATCTACGGCCGCTCCGTCGGCTCCCCAGCCCATTTTCATGCGCTGCCATTTGATGCCTGCGATGTCGTCGGCGGCGATGGTGTCTCCGCCGGACATGGTGTTGAGGGTGACGTTGTCGGCCATGCGGGTCAGCCGATCTTGTAGATTTTGCCGGCGGTGTCGGGCCAGGTGATGGTGACGTTCCCGGCGCCGGGGGTGATGGGAAGGTTCGTGCCGGTGTCGAAGTAGAACATGAGTTTCTGCTGCGCGGCGGGCACGTCGGCCCCGCCGGTGACCGCGGATGCCTGAAAGACGATCAGGCAGTGGGTGGAGGCGGAAGCGGTGGTGGTGATGGTGACGTCGTCCGCGTCGAACACTCCGCCGGTGACGTTGGGGTTGGCCAGGGTGGCGGGGGTGCCGTTGACGGTGCCGCCCGCGGTGGTGACGTCAGCCATCGTCTGGTGGGTGGCGGAGTAGATGTATCCGGCGACGAGGGCGGCTTTGCTGACGGCGGTGTCCAGGTCGTAGGCGCCGGTCATGATTCCCGACCGGAAGGCCGTGTACGAGGCGTTAGCCATTGTTCTCCCTAGTCGAGTTCGTAACTGATGCCGTCGAAGTGGAGGTACAGGGGCGCGTTGTAGTCGGGCAGGGTGACGTACATGGCGCCGTCGGGGTTGATTTGCAGGCGGTAGCTCATCGGTGGGAGTCCGCCGGTGTTGGTGTTGGTGGTGCTGTTGCTGGTGGCGCCGATCAGGTAGCGGGGGTATTTGGGCCGCAGTCCGGCGGTGAGCTGTCCGATGGTGGCTTGGGTGTTCGCGGTGAAGGGTTTGCCGTCGGAGCGTTTGATGCTGCCGGTGAATCGGACGGTGCCGTAGTCGACCTGGCAGCGCAGCGGGGATGTGCCGATGGCGGCGTTGGCGCTCTGGTACGGCGGGTAGGTGAGCATCTGCCATACCAGTTCCCACGACCCGGACCGTCCCCCGTGGACGAAGGTGTTCTTGATGTCTTTGTCCTGCACGTTCTGCTGGGTGGGGGTGTAGGTGATGGTGGCCAGTTCGAGGGCGAAGGTGGCGTCCGACGGTGGGGCGGGGACGCTGCCGTTGACCGATTCGACGGCGACGATCTGCGCTTCGTATCCGCGGGCCTGTGCGTTGTATGCCTCGTCGTGGATGACCAGGTACAGCTTGTGGGTGCAGGTGACGGCGGGTTGGTGCACGAAGGGCAGGTCGACGGTGACGGCGGTGGGCAGCCGCACCACGTAGCCGCCCAACTGCGCGGACCCGGCCTGCACGGTGACGGCGAAGGTGACGTTGGCGGCCTGCGACACCCAGAACATCGCGGTGCCGAGTACGCCGTCCATGCGGTGGTAGGAGGCGGTGTAGCCGCGGAAGTCTGCCGCACTGTAGATGATGGGGCCGACCGCGTTCGACGTGGTGTTTTCCATGAAGTACGGGTTGGCGGGGATCTTGTAGGGCAGCGTGTCGTTGGCCAATGTCGGCCCCCTCTCAAATGGTGAGCCGACGCTCGGCGAACTCGATGACCGCGTATCCGGTCGGCGAGTAGAGGATGAACTGGTGGTTGCCGGGCGCCCAGGTCCAGTAGGTGGAGACGGTCCAGTCGACGTAGGCGTAGGCGCTGAGGTCGTCGGGGATCGGTGAGGTGCCGGTGTTGACGATGATGTCGCCGGATTCCATGTCGATCTTCGCGGACTGTCCGGGGTCGAGGGTGAGGCCGACGAAGCGGAAGGTGTCGTTGCCGGAGCGCATTTCCGGGTTCGTCATCGGCCCGTACAGCCAGATCGTGGGCTGAATCGCTGCGTCGCCGCCGACGGGGAAGTACACGGTGGGGTTGGCGTTGCCGCCGGTGACGCCGAAGCCTTTCTTGAACGTCGCCGGGAACACCCAGTCGGTGCGGGCGGCCGGGTTGGGTGTGGGGGTGCGGAACGTCAGCGGGGGGTCGCATTCCAGCAGGCCGAGCGGGCAGGTGAAGACGAGTTGCAGTTCCACCATCGCCGCGGATGTCCGGCCGAAGGTGAGGGTGAAGGGGCTGCCCCGCAGGTCCATGCGCCACCACGGCCGCCGGGCGGACAATTCATCGTGGCGGCGCACCATCAGCACCGGTTTCGCCGACGGGTGCGTCATCCGGACCAGCTTGCCCACGTAGTAGTAGGCGTCGTGTACCTGCCCGGTCTGCGGGTCCGGTCCACCCAGGACTTGCAGGTCGAAGGTGACTTGCCGCGAGCCCAGGAACCCGATCGATTCGGTGACGCCGTCCGTACCCGGGTTGGGCACCGACGTGTAGCGCATGTCGGGGGAGCCTAGATCCCAGGTACGGCAGGCGACGGGGTTGTTCCCGGCCAGCGTCCCGCCGGGGGGCCCGTAGGCGGGCCGGATGCAGACGCTGTCGTCGCCGTTGATGAGGGTCAGTTCTGCCGGCCGCGGTGTCTTATACAACTCACACCCCCGCCGGAAGGTAGTTGTACCTGTTCGTCAACTCGGCGACTTTCCGGCCGTCCATGCTGACCGTCGTGGTGCCTGCGTTCATCGCCGCCGCCATCCATTGCAGGTCCCGGCGGTCGAGGCGGATCGGCCCGGAGAGCTGCCGTTCCTGCTTGTTGGAGCGCACCGTCTCGTTCTTTCCGGTGCCGTTGAACGCGAGGGTGTAGCCGGGAGGCAGCGTGCCGCCTTTGTCGAAGGACCGGACCAGGCCGCCGTTGGCCAGCGCCAGGTGGATGTGGCTGAAGTGGCCTTTGCGTACCGCCCCGGAGAACAGGTGCGGTTTTCCGTTCCAGATCTGCCGGTTGTTCGCCGGGGAATAGATGATCTCCCGGGCGATCTTGCCGTACTTCGCGGCGAGGTAGTCGAACGCGGGCATGTTCGGTGGCACCAGGTCCGCCGCGCGACCGTAGTTGTGGTAGCTCTTGTTGCCGGTGACGGTGATGCCCGCGCGCCCTGTCCGCACACCGGAGCTGACGGACATGAACGGGAAGTGCGCTTTCAGGTCCTTGACGGCTGCCATCATCTGGTTGGTCAGCCCGGCGACGTCGCCCAGCCCCTTCGGGATCTTGCCCTTGTAGAGGCCGCCCGTGCCGGGCACGCCGACGCTTTCGGACGCCTTCGCCTCGATCTCCGACGTGGACGGTGCCTGCGTGCCGGAGGTGCCGACGAGGAACGGCATCTTCTTCCCGGCGACCGGTCCACCTTTCGCGAACCGGGGCACCTGACGGTCCCGCATGGCGTCCATCGCTTCGACGCCGTAGTGCCGGACCGTCTTGGCTGGCATGACGTACTCGTTGTTGGACAGCCAGGCGGGGATGCTGTCGGAGGTGTCGGTGCCGGGCCCCCGAATGTAGCCGCCGTCTGCCCTCTTCGTGCGGCTGATCTCCCGGCGACGCTCGGCTGCCGCGTCATCCGCCGCCTTCTTCGCGTCGTAGTAGACCTGCGACGAAATGGTGTCGGCACCGGCGGCGGAGTTGGAGTAGTTCGGGTTGTAGAGGACGTGCTGGTAGCTCCACAGCAACTGGAGCTGCCGGTACACGTCGTCGAAGTTGTCCGTCTTCAGGCCGATGACGTGGGTCTTGGAAACCCCGTCGATGGTGGAACTGAGAGTGCCCACCTTCGTGGTGGCGGTCTCAGCCTTACCGGCTACCGAGTCGACGGCGTTGCCCAGGTCGTCGTACTTCGTTTTGGCCGTGCCCAGTGCGCCGCTCTGGTTGTCGGTCTGCGTGACGGAATTCGCCACCGCCGTGTTGAGGTCGTACACCTGGGCGGCGTAGTCGTAGGCGGCCTTGCGGTCGGCCCCGTAGGCGACAAGCTGATCGGTCAGGACGTTGACCGACGCCTGGGTCTGCTTGGCCTGTTCCTGTCGCGCCGCCGCTTCGCCCTTGCTGGCCCGCACCGCCTCCACATCAACGCGCACGGATTCCCTGCGGGCGGCGATGTAGTCCTGAATGACCTGCCGGTTGGCGAGCTTGCTGATGGCGGTGGTGGGCTCCCCCTCCATGAACCCGAACCGGCGCACGTCACCTTGCAGGTTGCCGAAGGTGTATGCCTCTTTGCCGGTAGCCGTTGCCAGCTCCCGTTGCCGCTCCAGGTAGCTGCCGACACTGGCGCCGATGATGCCGCCGACCACTGCGCCGATGGGACCGCCGAGGGACGCGCCGATTGCGGCACCGGACAATCCGTCTTGGAGGGCTGTCGTCATGCCCTTTTTGAAGGGGCTGTCGCCTTCGGTGCTGATCTGGTCGGCGAGGTACGCGCCCAGTGCGAGCCCAGCGGACAGGGCCAGGTTCCCGCCGATCTGCCTGGCGGTGCTCTTTCCGCCCTTGCCGCCCGGAGCAGGACCGCCAGGCCCTCCCGCGCCGCCATAGACGTTGACCACGGACGCGCGCACGTTCATCACGCTGGTGGCCGCCCCGCCGAGCAGCTTGTCGAAGACCTTGAACTTGCCTGCCAGGAAGTCGCGCAGCTTGTCCAGGCCGATGAGGCGGAACACGAACCCGCCTGCGCCCTTCAGTTTGAGCAGCGACGTCAGGGCCAGGACCAGGGCGGTGGTCTTCGGGTATTCCACGGCGTACTTGGCGATGGTCTCGAACAGTGAGGCGACGGCGCCGACTGCTCCCGCTGCCGTGCCGGGATTGGAGCCGATCATCAGGCCCAGCGCGGACATGAACGGGTTGACGTAGATCCACTTCACCAACTGGGTGGCGGTGAACATCTCCGTGAACTGGATGAGCATGTCGCGGATCTGGGCGAACGGCAGCGAGGCGATCTTGTCGAAGAACCCTCTCATCTGCGCCAGGCCCTCTTTGGAGTCGGACCATTTCACGATGGAGTCGGTCCACTCCTTGAACGACTTGGTGAGAGCCGAGCCGCCGCCCTTCGACGACAGGAAGATGTCCTTGAGGAAGGTCAGGACGTTCGCGAAGATGTCGTACCAGTTCTTCGCTTCGGTCGCGGCGTCGGCGAAGAACTGCTTGAGGGTGCCGTTCTTGCTGGCGTCCTCGATGAAGTGATCGAACCGCCTGGCCAGTTCCAAGATCTTCGCCGACAACGGTTCCAGCAGCGGCGACGCTTCCTTCAGCAGGCGCAGGACCGGCTTGAGGAACGTCTCCGCGGCCTGACCCAGCTTGTCCAGCGCCGACGCGTTGTGCTTCTGAATCTCCGCCATGCTGTCGCGGAACAGCGGCGACTGGGTGAACTCGCCGAAACGGGCCGCGTACTTGCCGAGGATGGCGCCCAGGTCCCCGGCGTCTTCGGCGAGGATGGCCAGACTGGACTTGCCGCCCTTCGGCTTCTCGATCAGGAACCGCAGCATCTTCGTGAACCCGGGGACGGTCTTCTGGCTCATGGTGCGGCCGAAAGACCGGAACAGGTCCAGGTTCTTCGTCAGGAAGTCCAGCAGTTCCCGCTGCGCCGGGGACATCTGGGCGCGGAGCTGACGCAACTGTTCGGCGGTGGTGTTGATGACCTCGCCGGAGGTGGCTGCGGCGTCGGTGATGGCCTTCTTCGCCTTCGACGTCTTCTGCGCCGCCAGCCGGTCCTGGGCATCCAGGCGCCGGTTGCGGGCGTCCTGGGCCTGCCTGCGGGCCTGAAGCACCTTGTCGGACTTCTCGATGCCGCCCTTCAGCGACTGCGCCAGATCCTGCTTCTTCTGCCTGCGTTCGAGGGCGGTGTCGGCGAGGCGGGTCTGGGCGTCCAGGGTGTCCTGGTGCGCCCTCAGCCGGTCCAACGCGGTGGCAAAGAAGTTCGCGTTGGTGTTCTTCTCCTGAAGCTTCGCCTCTTCGACGCTCAGCTTGTCGCCGCGGTACTGGTTGTTCAGGTCGATGACGCTCTGCCGCAGGTCTTCCAGGTCCCGGATCGCTTCACGCCGGGCCTTGTGGATTCCGGCGGAGGCGTCCTTCTCGTCGCGCTGCGCCGATGCCAGGTCCCGCTGCGCGGCGGCGTAGTCGCGGGCAGACTTCGCCGCGTCCTCGTTGTTGATGGCGGCCTGCTTGGCGCCCGTCACGGCGTTCTTCTGCGCCTTGACGTGCTTCTGAATGTCGAGGGTCTGGGCCAGCTTGAACGCCTGCACCACCGGCGTGAACGACACCAGCAGCGACGTCATGGCCAGGCCCGCGCCGATGCCGGCGGCACCCAACGCCGTCAGCCCGGCCGACGCCTGCACCGCCGACGAACCCATCTCCAGCAGGGCGGGGGTCAGCGCCACCACACCGGCGATGAGCAGGTTCATGGGCTTGAAACCAGAGGCGCCCAGGTCGATGATCTTCGGCGGTTTCAGGTCCGACAGGGTCTTCTTCGCGTCGGCGACCCGGGTGGTGCGGCGGTTCAGGGACTCCTTCTCCGCCTTCTCCGCTTCCCGCAGTGCGGCCTTCTCGATCTTCTCGACCTCACCGAGCAGGACGGCGCGCTGCCTGACGCCTTCGCGCTCGATGGCTTCGATGCGGTCGTGGGTGCCGTGGGCTTCGCGGAGCTGATCGGCCAATCCCTGCTGCCGGATCTTGCGGATCTGCGCCTCGTTGCCCTGCACGAAACGCGTGTAGGCCTCGTCTTTGCGCTGCCGGTCGACGGCGGCTTTCTGTTCCGCCGCCGCCCGGTCCTGCACGGCTTTCAGGGTGGCCTTCTCGCCGGAGCGCTGAAGGTCGAAGCGCCTCTGCAGATCCTTGAAGTACTGGTTGGACGCTGCGCTGGCTTGTTTCGCCTGCTTCGCGATGCTGCCCTGAATGCCGCCGACGTCGGCAACGACCTTGACCTTCACCACCGGCGGCGGGGTCATGGCCTTCTTCAGGTCTTTGTCAAGCTTGCGGCGGAACCCGGAGAGGTCTGGTTCGACCCTGACTACGGCTTCATCGACGACATCATCGTGCGCCACAGCTCACCCCACTTCGATCAGATCCGCAGCGGCATGCAGGTTCCTCGCGGTGGTGACGGCGGCGACTTCCACCGACCGCGCTTCTTTCGGTTCGGTCCACTTCGCCAGGTGGTCGCGGGACAGTTCGATGGGCTGCTTCTCTTTGGTGAAGTGCCTCTGGTTGTCCAGCTCGGTGCGGGTGGCGCGCATCTCCTGCACCATCGCCTCGTGGAAGACGTTGAAGGCTTCCCGGGTGCTCAGCTTGCGTTGGCTGGCGCCTTCGACGACAAGGAGATCACGTTCGGCTGTGGACCAGTTCCGTTCGAGCCAGGCGAGGAGCCATCGGAAGTGTTCAGGGCTTTTCCCGTGAAGTGCGCCATCGCCCAGTCGACGAGGGCATCGGCTTCCTGCATGCCGATGACGCCGGAGTCTTCGTCGTCGTCGCCTTCGTTGTTGAGCAGTTGCATGAATCGGTCCACGTCGGAGCGGATGAGGACTGCCCGGAAGAAGAGGTCGTTGGCTTCTTCCGGGCTGACGTCGTCGGAGCGCATCGACGCCAGGATCTTCGTCCACTTCGCGTAGGCCAGTTTCGTGCGCAGGGTGAAGACCTGCCCGCCGATCCTGAAGGTGGGGCGTACCCCGGCCTTCTCGGCGAGGTATGCATCGAAGTCGCGAGTAACCATGTGTCCTTCTCGGATCAGGGAACGGGGTTGAGGTTGCCGCCACCGAAGATGGCCAGGATCTTCTTGCCGCTGTTCGGCTTCTCAAGCTGGAAGTTCGCGGCGATGGTGGATTTGGTGGCGCCTTTGCGGTTCTCCAGGCCGATGGAGCCGCCCTGAAGGCACTGGCGGAAGATCATGCGCAGGTCGTTGACGGTTTCATCGACGTGGGCGTCCCAGCCGATCATCATGCGCTGCTCGGTGCCCAGGTCCGGCGGCTCGAACTCCCACGCGTTGCCGTCGCCGATGACGATGCCGCCGTTGAAGGCGATGGACAGGTTCTTGTAGGTGATCTCGGCAAGGGCGAACTCCACAGAGGCGTCGCGGCCGGTGGTGACGCGCGCCAGCACGTCCAGCTCCTCGGCCACCTCCACGTTGTCCGTGCTGATCTCGTAATTGAAAACACTTCCCTCGTCGGTGTAGCCGAGGGGAACCCAGGCGGCGTCCCAGGGGCTGATGGCGTCGGTGGGTTCGATGGTGGGCACACCAGGGGCCGTTTCGAGCGGGGCGATGCGAAGAATGCCCGGCATACCGAACCGCACAGCGGCGGAATTGAAGTCCACGTCGGTTTCCTTTCCATGCAAAAGAGCCCCGCGTCGGACGGGGACGGTGACTGTGCGGGTTCAGGCGACGGTGGTGATGAGCGCGTCGAGGATGTAGCGGGGGGTGTCGGAGTCGGGGTCGGGCAGCCACCGGATGGTCGGGACGGAGGTGGCGGCGAGGTAGACCCCGCTGACGACGACTCCGCCTTCGCGTTGCAGGTTGTCGAGTTCGGACGCCAGTTGCAGGGCGACGTTGCGGGCTTCGCTGCGTTTGGCGGCCCAGCAGTCGAACTGAATGCGCGCCTGCTGTTCGGGGAGGTCTTTGGCCACTGCCGGGCCGCCGGTGACTTGGAACAGCACGACGGCCGGCAGGGGTGCGCCTTTCGGCATGGCGTTGAAGATGGCCGACGACACGAGCGGCGCCACCGTTGTCGTTGCCAGCCATTCGGCGACGGTGACTTCGGTGGGGGCGAAGGTCATCATCCGTACCGCTCCTTCGCCTGGTCGACGGCGACCCGGACGTGGGGCTGCGCCGATCCGTGTTTGCTGGTCCCGAATTCGACGTACTTCCAATACGGGACCTTCGAGCGGACCACCCAGCCGTGCGTGTCCGGTTCGGCGTAGTACGCCTCGTGCAGCGGCACGTGCGTCAGTTCTTCCTGGCGCACGTTCTCCGGCTTGCGGTGCGGGGCGTTGGCGTTGGACCTTTCGGCGATGAACTCCGCGACCTCCCGGCACCGGTTCACGGTGAGGCGTTCCAGCTTGACGAGGTAGTGCGCGGAAGTAGCCATCACACTTCACTTTCCGTGTCGTAGAGCTGGGCTTCAATGTGGTCGGGGTAGGCAACGAGCCACTGCACGCGGAAGGTCCGGCCGGTCGTCTCGTCGGTGACCAGGTCCAGGTAGGTCAGGTCGGTGGTGTTGCATTTGAGGCCGTAGATGGCGACGTTCTGCTGCCCGCCGCCCATCTGCAACTGCCCGCCGGGGTGGTCGATGACGGCGGGGACGGCGGTGGCGATGAGGTCCCACTGGTCGTCTTCGTACGGCTCGTTGTATTCGGCACCGACGGGAATCCGGCTCACGGAGATCGTGGTGGTGGACAGCGGGATGCCGGTGCTGCTGAACATGGGCGCTCCTAGAAGACGCGGTAACGGTCCAGCAGCGTCTGGTGCAGGGCCGTCAGCGATGCGGTCGGTGTGGATGAGGTGGACCAGGCCCGGGACACCTCACCGACGGTCGCGGAAATGAGCCCTTCCGGGTTCTGGACCTGGCGCCCGGCGACGTCGAGGGCGACCAGTTTGATCAGGTCGGGGATGACGTCGTAGCCGTGGTCGATGTCGAGGGTGGCGACGGAGAAGCGCGGCCATCCGGCGCCGTAGTAGAGCTGGCCTTTCACCGTCCACACGATGTCGGAGAGGGCGAGGGAGACGCCGTCGAGCATGACCCCGTTGACGCCTTGCAGCAGCAGGGTGGGCACGGTGAGGACGGTGGACCCTTCGCCGGAGGACAGTTCCAGCGCCAGAGTCGCCTGGTCCTGTTCCGGGGCGGTGCTGAATGTCGTCTGTAGGTGTTTCTCCAGCTCGCTCACGGTGGCGAGCGGCGTCAACTCACTTACTTCCCTGGGTGTCGTCTTCGGTGGGCTGACCCTGCTGCTGCTGCTGACGCTTGCGCTCCTGCTCCTGGCGCGCCCGCTCCTGGGCCTGCCGGGCGCGCTCCTCGGCGCTCTGGCTCTCCTGGTTGGTGGCCATGCCGTCCTCCTCAGTCGACTGGATGAACTTGCACGTTGTGGTATTCCCGTCTGCGGGCGCGCTCTACCTCTTGCGGGCCCGGCGGACCTTGTCGGGAACGTCCTCTTGCGGGTGTTCCGGAACGTCCTCGTCTTGGTTCTTCTTTTCCTCCACCAGCTCCGCGTTCATGCGTTTCGCCTGGTCCTCGGTGAGCATCGCGGTGATCGGCACGCGACCCACCAGGTAGGTGTATTCGCGCAGCTTCTGCGGTTCGGCCATCGTGGTCCCTTCAGGTGGTATGTCGACGGGTGGCAGTGTCATGTGATCCGGTCCGCAGGCCTGGAATGGCGTGTTGCAGATCGGGCACCGCCACCAGGTCACGGCAGGGTGATCTTCACGAACGCCGGGGGGCGCAGCAGGGCAAACGCAGCCCTCAGCTCGGAAAGCAGCGCGACGAGGTTCCGGATGAAGAAGTCCGAGTGGGAGTCGGTCGCCTGAATCGACGACTGCTCCCGGTCCCAGATCACGCCGTAGTTCCACGCCGCCACCCACGCCTGCTTGGCAGGGATCGCCTCCGACAGCACCACCGGCAGGCCCCACAGGTGCGGGGTCATCATCGAGAAAGGACCGTTGGAGAAGAAGTCACCCGACACGGCGTTGCGCATCAGCTCGACGTCCTGCCAGTCCATCGGGTTCATCAGGTACGCCGTCGGGACCGCCCGCGCGCCGATGGACACCTTCGTGCGCGCCTTGCGGGTCGTGTCGAAAGCGTCGCCGCTGACACCCTGCGTCTGAATGCCCGGCTGGTTGACGATGCCCAGGAAGTTCTCCCCCGTACCATCGCCGGTCACCAACTGATCTTCCAGCTCCTCCTCCAGGCCGTACCGGAGGAAGTTGTCGATGATGGTGCGGATCTGCGCCGCGTCGGCCAGCGCCCGCTTGGTGATGGGCAGCCAGTGCGCGATGGTCTTGACGTTCGTGGTGTCGCGCTTGAACGTCATCCCGGATTCGGGCTTGACGCCACCTTCGACCGGCGTCACCGTGCCCAGCGTGCCGTCACCGATCGGACCCGACGACACCGCCTCCGCAACCGGTTTCGCGTTGTTGGTGACCGTGTCGATCTGCACGTACTCGATGGTGTCCGTCGAGGTGGTGCCCTGCGTGAAAAGGTCCCGCACCGCGAGGGGACGCTGGTAGTACGGGTCGAGAAAGCCCAGCCGCTGCGGCTCCACCAGCGCACCGGCCGATGCACCGTTGGCGCCCGTAAGCAGGTTCTTCATGCCGCCGGGAACCACCATCGGCGACGAGGTAACCCGGGCCTTCTCCCCGAAGATCCCGGCGGGCACGGTGGCCAGCAACGCCTTGTACTCGGGGCTGGTGGCGAACCGCTCGCCGATGGAGATCCGCTCCACCAACGTCTTCGCCTCGCGCCGCACGTCCAACTGCTCTTTCGACTCGCCCAGACCCAGACCCTGTGACAGGTCGGTCATCTGCGCCCGGAACTGTTCCTCACGCTCCGCTGCGGACTTGTGCTCGGCGGCCTTCTGCATGCGGGTGTCGATCTCGGTGAGTTCGGCTTCGGTGAGGTCGCGCTCCTCCTTCTCGGCCAGGTCCACGATGGCCTTCGACGCGTTGGCTTCCGCCAGGATCAGGTCACGAATGCTCTTACGCATGGTCGTCCTATCTGTGAATGACGTCAGTGGGTGTTCAGAAGCGCCTGAACGTCGATCGCGACCTTCCGGCGGGCATAAAAAAACCGCCCTGCGGGGGCGGCGGGGGGATCTTCCTCTGGCGGTGGTTCTCGAAGCTTCGCCGACAGCAGCTCGGTGGCGGGGTTCATGCCCAACGGCGTCGGGCCGATCTCGTGCGGGAACAGCTCCAGCAGCTCGTTGCCTTCCGCTGTCTTCCGCTCGTCGATGACGTCGTAGGAGAAGGAGAACTGCCGCACCCGCCGGGACTTCAGCAGCTTCGCGACGTGGGCTCCCATGCCGTAGTCGTCGAGCTGTGCCTTCACGTACAGGCCGCCGTTGTCGCGGACGGCGTCGTTGGCCCACATCGGAGCCGATGCGCCGTCGATCTCTTTCGCCTCGATCACGTACCCGATGTTGTAGGTCGGATCATCCATGCGGTGCGACCAGTAGACCGGGATGGGGTCACCGGAGGCTTCCCACATCTTCAGGGCCTTACTGAAAGCACCGGGACGCACGATGTCCCCGCCGAGGTCTTTGTTGCCGAACACCGACACGATGGCCTCGAAAACCCCGTCGACCGGGTCGGGGCCCACCGTCACCGGCGCGCTTTTGTGTTTCACGGTGTACTCCCGATGGGTTGAGGTTTCGGCGGCTGTCCGTTGCTCTCCTCGTTGCTGGGGTTGTTCGGTGCGGTGTCCCGCGGCGACGCCAACCCGCCGGCGGTGACGTTCATCGGGGTGATCAGTTCTTCGGCGTCGTCCAGTTCGGGCAGGTTGTAGAGCGCCCGGCCTTCGTTGCGGGTCATCCACGGCCCACCGACGGACGAGGAGATCGCTGCCGCCTGCGCCTCGAAGGAGCCCTGCATCTTCTTGCGCAGGTTGAACTCCACATACACGTTGCGGTTGGGGTTCAGGTCCGGCAGAAGCTGTGTCTCGATGTCCTGCTGCAACATCTCCAGCAGCGGGCCCAGCGTGTCGGCGTAGAGCATCTGGTGCAGCTCGGGGACGTTGCCGGAGGTCTGGTTGTTGTCCAAACCCATCATCACCGGGTTGACGTGGTAGGCGATGGCCACTTCTTCCCAGGTGAGTTGCCGGGCCTCCACGTACTGCGCGTCCTTCGGGGTGATGCCGCCCTGACTCCATTCCATGCCGTCTTCGAGGATCGGGGTTCCACCGGCCGCCATGTCCGTCGAGTACGTCTGCCATTCCGCCTTGAACCGGTTCCGTGCCGTGTCCGACCACCGGGGCGCCTTCTCGCTGCGCTTGATGTAGCCGGAGATGCGGGCCCCGTTCTTCCACAACTGCTCCCGATAGCAAGTGGCCGCGTACTCCTCGGCGAGTGTCTGCCGCAGCGTTTCCACCGGGGACCAGCCGTCGCGCGGGTTGTCGGGGTTGTAGCCGCAGAAATGCACCACCTCGTCGGGGCTCAGGTCCCGGTAGCCCTTCGTGCCGCTGATCCGGTAGGCGTCGGCGAAGAAGAGGTTGTCGCCGCGCAGTTCCACCGTCCGCCGCGGAACCGGCAGCACCCCGTTGGAGCCGTCGGAGGTGCGGCCCTTCAACCAGATCGCCGAGTTGAACAGCAGATACTCCTGCACCGTCCAGTTGATCAGCCGGTATTTACTCCACTTGCTCCCCGGCCACGGGTTGTCCAGCAGCCGGGCCAGTGGGTGGTCTCTCAGCTTCTTGCGGTCCGTATCGGAGCTGCGCTGGAAGACGTCCAGGCCCAACTCCGCTACGTTGCGTGCCAGAAACTCAATCACTGTCCGTAGTGCAGGTTGGGTCTTCCACATCTGCTCATAGGTGCTGTACTGGTCCTGGCCCACATGCATGTACGGCGGGGGCATCGAGTACAGCGACGCCGCCGCCGGACGCAAGGCATTCACCATTCCCTGACTGACAGCAAACGGCATTACTCCCCCCTCGGCTTCTGTAGGTAGAGCACCCGGGACCGTTCCACGTAGACCTCACCGTCCATCGCGGTCGGCTCGGCCCCGTCCGCGTACAACGTGCAGTCGGCGAGGATCAGCAACTGTCCCCGCTTGTCGATGAGAAGACCGTCAATCGCGGTGCCGTCGATGAGGCTGACAAGAACCCGGTAGTGCATCGGCCAGCGCCCGAACATCGGTACTCCTCATGGGTGACAACGCTTGCAATCGATCAACGACGAGCGGGAGGCTGGCAGAGAATTCCGGGTGGATAACGCACGCCTCCGACCTGAACCGTGCGCAGTTCCCTCCGGGGTACGCGGGAGCCGCACCCGTCACCTCTGTTCCCCATGGCAGGGGCGTCCGGATGGGAAGCGCCCCGCGCATTGGGAGAGGGTCCGGATGGCCCGATGCGAACCCGGGCCCTCTCCCCCATGGATGCGTCGTGGTGGGTGGCGGGCACCGGATGGGAACCGGGCGACGATTCACAAGCGCGGGTAAGGCGAGGCCGGGGAGCGGTTGACTGCTCACGCCGTCCGGATAGCCGCCCGCGCACCCACTCCATGTCCCGGGCCGGTCATCCCAGGTCCCCACCCGGCCCGGGGCTCCCTCTTGCGATCACGGACCTGCGCCGGGCATGCTGTGCGATGACAGGACACGCTGTCACTCAGGGAACCGCCCCGGGAGGTTATGACCCGGGGCGGTTCTCTCTTTCGTGTACGGATGGCGAACGTCCGCTTACGCAACTGATGCGCAACCAGTACGGTGTGGACGTGATTACGCGCTACCTCGTAGGCGTCGTCTTCGTCGGCGGAATGCTCGGCGGAGTCGGCGTCTGGGCCACCGGACACCCCATCGTCGGGGCCGCCATCAGCACCGCCAGCGCCACCGTGTTGCCCACCATCTGGGTGCTCCGGCCCCGCGAGTGATCGACACTCGAAAGGTGCTGCTGAGCGGCGGCCTCATGTATCTGGCCATGAGTGTCGTGTGGACGACAGTCTTCCACTTGATCATTCTCGGCTTCTGCATGGCCGCAGCGGGACTCATGTGGATCTGGGTGGGATGGAGGCGACTGTGACCCGGGAGGTGGTCGGCTGGTACATCGCCGCAGCCGTCGCGAACATCGCCACAGTCATCCTGGTGCTGACCGATCGCGGCCTTCAGGGGTACCTGTGCCTCATCCTCGCCATCATCTGCGCCTGGGAAGCCAGGAGGCTGCGGGAGGACGATCAGTGACCTCTCTCCCGCTGGCCGCCTTCCTGCTGCTGGGGTCGGCGTTCCTGTTCTCCGCGGGCATCCGCATCGCCGTCTACCGCCGCGCCAAAGCCGACTTCGCCGACACCCGGACGAAGTTGTTCAAGGCGCACCGGGCGTTCTGGGTGTCGTGGCGCAGAGCGATGTGGGCGTCGTTGTGGATCGCCGCCGGGGCCGTCTTCCTGGCCTTGTGGGTCGCCCACGACGTGCGGGATCAGGTTCACCCATCACCGTCTACGGAGGCGACGAAGTGATCAGTTTCCACTGGGTCAGGGAAGTCAGGAAAATCGTCGGCGATGCTCCGCCGCGGATTGTGAAGAGGCGGGAGGTGCTGATTCGCCTTCTCAAGCACCGCAAAGCGAAACCGGAGGCGACGAAGTGAAGATGCTCGACGAACCCACGCGCGACAGGTACGGCACCCTCACCCTCACCATCGCCGAGTGGGGTGGCTGGTGGGTCCAGGTCATGCCGATGATTTTCAACGACCGGGTGGTGCTGACCCCGAAGGCGGCGCCCATGTTCATCGACTACGGGTGGTGCTATCCGAAAGGCGCGGCAGCGCTTCTGGCGGTTCGTTTGTGGAATCCGGAGACGGAGGCAGAACCGGTCGGCTACATCAAGGCCGTGGTGAAGGGACGTCGGCCCGGGGAGCGCGCAGCGGGTGTGGTGGTGTGACCGGGCACCTGAAGATCGGCGACCACGCGACCCTCGTTGACCGCGACGGGAACATCACCGACGCCCAGCTCACGGTGCAGGTGTGCGTATCGGTGTTCGCGGTCGGGATTCCCGGCAAGGTGCAGTACAACGTGACCGCGGAAGGTGTCGTGTCGGTGAGTGAGGCGTTGCAGGCGAAGATCCTGCGGGCGGCTGCGGACTATGTGGAGGAGCAGAAGTGACGGTGTTCGCGTTCGGCCCCCGGTGGGAGTCGGAGCTGACGAAGGACGCTTTCTGGGCCCGAACGCCAACGGGCGAGTGGTGCATCATCTGCACCGACGACATCAAGGACGGGGATCAGGGCCTGTATGTGGCTGCGCTGGGCGAACCCGATCCTGCCCTGTTCACGTCGCCGGTTCACAAAGAGTGCTACATGGTGAACGCGGAAACGGCGCGGCAGGAAGCGGAGGCGAGGCTGCGCGAGCTGCCGCCAATGGAGGTCGTCCTGGCCGCCATCGACCACGCGCTGCGGACCCCGAAGTACGAGCCCGACGCCAACCTCGCCTTCACCAAGCTGTGCGACCTGCTGGGCGTCGACCCCGGCACGCTGCGCTATGAGCGGGGCTGGGCGAAGAAGTACTACGTCTAGGAAGAGACACCGTGATCCCCGAAGACTTCATCATGAAAAACCTGAAGTTCCTGCTGGAGACCTCCGAGCCCGGCGCGGAAATGCACCACCTGCACGTCATCGCGGCGCCGAAGTCGGCGATGGGCCCGCTCGGCGTCGTCGATCCGGAGAAGCTGGAAACGACGGTCTACGCCCTCCTCTACGTGCAGGATGCGGAACTCAGCCTGCCGCAGTTCATCGCCGGGGTGTTCATGAAGGCGGCTCTCGATCACAAGCAGGAACAGAAGACCATCCTGTTCGCCGCCATGAGCATCGAGGTGTTCGGCGTCGAGAGTGACGACGAGCTGGCGCGGAAGTTGAGCAGGGAGCGCCGTCTTTCCGAGCACCCGGACGTCGTAGAACTGACAGTCGCCTACGGGGCCTGTCGGGACGGGAGGCGCTGGCGTGGGGTGCGCTACCTGACGGGATCGAGGGCGGGCCAGACGGAGGATGCGAACGTGCTGATCGGGCCGGTGTCCGGCGTTGAGGAGAACTTCGCCGGGTACGGGTGGATGCTGCGCGGACTGGTCGGCATGGCTTCCCGGGAGATAATGACTGCTCCTCTCCGGGGGGACGGGGAGGGCCCGCGTTTCGGTCCGCGGGTCTTCCCCAACTAAGACGTCAGGCAGGGAAGGTCGCCACCTCTCTCCTGATGACGGGAGGGGCCCTCTGAGGACGGGCCCCTCCCACCTAAGCCCTGGTAGCGCAGCGGATAGCGCACCCGACTACGGATCGGGGGGTCGCGGGTTCAAATCCTGCCCAGGGCGCTCCCGGGTGCCAGAAGTCTCGACGCTGCCCGGGAACGGGAGGGTCCGTGCCGCGTCAGATGCTGTCGGCACGGCCCCTCCCACCCAGAAAGGGAGTGATCATGCGGATGCCCCGCAAGTACGGCTTCTCGCTCGGCACCCGGATGTCGATGCACGACACCACCTTCTATGTGGTGCTGTGGGCGCAGCCGTTCCACCGCTGGCTCGTCGCTTTCATCTACCACAAATACGACACGTGGGTATGTCGGCTGCCGGGTTTCTCCCGGGTGGACCGATGGTGGCAGCGCCGCGACCCCCAGGACGTTCCGCTGAGCTGCCATCAGGACATCCGATGCTACGACCTGCGGAACCGGGGGCGGGTCGAGCTGGCGGAGTTGACGCTGGACCCCGAGACGCACGAGCGTGTTCGCGAGTTCAAGTACCCGACGCGAAGGGTGGTGAAGCCGTGAGCTGGACGGACATGGTGCGCGCCCGCCTTCAGCTCTGGTCCGATTCTGCCCGGCTGCTGTTCATTCGGTGGACGTACTGCATCCGCCATGGACACCGCCGCAAGTTTCGCGTCTCCTACTGCGTGAACTGCGGCAAAGAGATCGGATGGACCGACTAGATCACCATGAGTTTGCTGTCCTCGTAGGCGGACCGGATGGGCTCGATGCCTTCGCGGGACTTCCAGGCGTTGATCGCCATCGCAGCCGCCGGCACTGCGTCGATGCGGGCCTTGTCGCGGCCCCGTTCCGGTTTCTCCGGCCTGACCAGGTTCGGGTCGTAGGGCGCATGCCTGACCTCGCACTGGTCGAAGCAGAACCTGGCGACGGGGTTGCCGTGGTGGCGCAGCAGGCCGCGCTTCACGCATCCCATGAGGTCGGTCATCCCGGGGCTGATCCGGTCGTAGGTGTTTCTGTACGCGACGATCTCGCCCTGTTCCACGTCGAGCCCGATGGTGTCGGCGATGCGGTTGATGATCGGCCACATGGACCATTCGTCGCAGTCCGCTGCGCGGATCTTGAAGGTTTTCGCGTCTTCGGCGATGTCGGCGATCACCCGGTCATAGTCGATGACGCTGCCTTCGGTGATCGTCAGCCAGCCCTGCTGCGCCCACCTGCTGAACTTCCCGGCGTGCAGTTTGTCCAGCCGCTCCAGTGCCGACTCCGGCAGCCAGAACCGCCACAGCAGGTGCACCGGGTCTTCGTTGGGTTCGTCGCCGGGGATGGCCACGCACCAGGACGTCAGGTCGAACTTCGCGGCGAGGTCGAAGCCTGCATACGCCACCCGCCCGGCCAGGCTCTCCACCTGCCACTGCGGGTTGAGCCACAGGTCGCCGGTGCACTCATCCCACTTGTGCATGGGCATCCACCGGGTGGACTGGCTGACCCACTGGTTGAGGCGGTACTGGCGGAAGCTGTTCTCTTTGGACGGATCGTTTTTCGCCTCCGCCGCTTCTTCTCGCAGGCTCTGGATGCTCAGGAACTCGCCCAGCGCCGGGTTGGCGAGGTGCCACAGCGACTCATCCCAGGGGTCCGCATCGGCCGGCAGGTTCCGCAGGTAGACAAAGATGTGCGGCGCCCTTTGTGGATCATCCGCGACCTTCACCATCTCGTCGTGTTCGCCCTTAGCGAAAGACTGCGGGTTGTCGCCTGCGGTGGTGGCGGCGAGCATCAGCGGCTGGGTCCGGGCGCCCATCGCGGTTCGCATGGCGTTCCACAAATCACCGTTCTTTTGTGTCAGTACCTCATCAAATGCGATGCCATGTGGATTGTGCCCCAAATTTCCGCCGCCGTCGGACGCCACGATCTCGTAGTACGACGCCGTGGAGACGTCGTAGATGCGCCGGGACTGCTTGTTGATCTTCAGCCGGGAACTGAGCACAGGGGACAAAACGAGCATTCGTTCCGCAACGTCATAAACCTTCCTGGCCTGGTCCCGGTCCGCGGCAGCACCGTAGACCTCCGCACCTTCCTCGTCGTCGGCCACCAGCAGGTAGAGGACGATCCCGGCGAGCAGTTCAGACTTGCCGTTCTTCCGGGCCACCTCGATCCAGGCGATGCGGTACTGGCGGATGTACGTGTCGAACTCCGGCGCCCACACCACCCGGCCGAACAGCGGCCTGATGATGTCGTCCAACTGCCACGTCGACAGCCGGAAAGGCGTGCGGGCCCACCGGCCTTTGGTGTGGACCAAGATTTCCGAAAAGAACGCAGCGACGTGAAGCACCCGGGGCTCGCAGATGTGGTCACCCGTCTGTGTGCATTCCACGTCGTCGAAGGTGCGTCCACAGGGCGGCACTCGTTGAGCCACTGTCACCACCCCACAGAGAGGAGATCAGCCGGTAAGCAGACGGGCAGCACCCTGCTCCTTCGGCCTGAGTTGCGACTCGTTCACACGAATGGCAGTACGCGCCGACGGAGTCAGGCCGAACTGCTGGGCGTACGACTTCATCAGCATCGCGTTCTCTTTGAACGCCGCACACGCCGCATGCCGGACCAGACCACCGTGAGCGCCGGTGATGATGGAGCCTTCCCGTTCGATGGTCTCCACCGCTTCCCGGAACGCCACCACCGCTTCGCAGTAGGCGTGCAACGCGTCGCGGTCGACCATCGTCACAATGCCCATCACCGCCATCTGATGCACCGTGTAGTCCCAGATCTCACGGACCTTCGGGTTCTTCGACGGGCAGCCAGGAACGTCACCGTCCGGTTTGGGCTCGTCGTGGTTGATCCGGCTGGGGCTGACATTCGCCAGCAACTTCAGCGGTGTGGGCTTGGGGGCGGGGCCCTTAATACCCATAGCAACTCCTTCCCGAGGAGATGAGAAATGAAGTTCGACCCGTGCACGTGCAGCGCCGACAGGGTGTGTATCGCCTGCCGGGAACTGGATGCCCTCTTCAACCGGGCGGAACAGGAAGCCCTGGTCGAGCTGGGCAAGGCCGTCTACGCCGTCGCCCGGAACATGCGGGAGCGTAAGAGATGATCAGAGCCGTGTGCGGCGAGTGCCCCCACGACGGTGACGGCCACGTCGTTGTCTCCGGCCCCACCGTCGGCGTCATCCTGTGTCAGAGCAAGGACTGTGGATGCGAGGCCCCGGTGTGGGGGACGAAGATGCCGCCAGCGGACTTCATCGACGCCGTCCGCAAGGTCGTCCAGTCCGGGCCGCTGCTGCTCTGACTCACCACAGGGGCAGCGTCGCCGGGATGAGCACGTAAGCCAGCACGATCAGGGTCAGCCACAGCACGAATAACAGCGCCGACAAGACGAACACGTACAGCGGAACGGTCAGCAAAATCGCGCGCAACCGCAGAACCCGAGGACACCGGTAGGGGCGGCTGAAACGCAGGCCGCCCAACGTTCCACTATGCACCCTCTCCGGCATGAAAACCCGCCCCCAGGTTTACCCCACCACCAACCTGAGGGCATCCTGGGAGGGCTTGGGCACCACTCACCCTCTGGAGGAACAGTGATCAAGAATGCCGCAACGCGAGCATTCCTCACCCTGGCCACCGCAGCCGCCCTCATCGGCGGAAGCGCAGTGGCCGCAAGCGCGTCTGCTCCGCGTCCTGAGCCGACGCCCACCGTCTCCAACGACGTGCGTACCGTCCGCCCGGTCCGGCTGCCCGTACTGTACGACGTGGACACCGACAGCCGCCGGGGATGCGACCGGCTGACCTTCTACTTCCGGGGCGACGACACCCCCGACGTCACCGTGCGCCGGGTCCGGACGCTGCGCGAAGACCCGTCCGGCCGCCGGGTACGCCTCCCGGGGCGCGACTTCCTGCTCGTGCGCTTCGACGGGGCCCGGACTTCGCGGCTCCCGCGGGGCACCCAGTTCACCGACCTTGACGAGGTGCTGGCCTGGCGGCTGCTCGGCTCGTTTGAGGGCGTCGTCACCGTCGGCGTCGGTCTCGACGAGCGGGGCCGCTACTCGGTCCGCACCTTCGACGACCGGGTGGTGCTGACGGTCTGCGGCGACGACGAAGACCGGCCTGAGGTGCGCCCGGTCCGGTAGGGCGCAGAGGGCGGGGCCCATTCTCCGAGTGGAGGGAACGGAGGGTAGGGCCCCGCAGTTATGCTAACGGCACGGAACGCCCCTCAGGGCACACCGCGCATGGTCCCGACGTGAGCTGCTACCGGGGCCGTCCTGGGGGGTGATCCGTCCATTCGTGCTCAGGACACCCGCACGGCGCATGGCACCACTTGCATTCGCCCGGCACCTTCCCCCCACACAGACCCCGCTCCGACGAGCAGTAGCGGTGCAACGCCTCCGCCTTCTCCGCATTGGTCTCGTGCTGTTCATGCAGGCAGGCAGTCGACAGATAGACGTGCACGAACTCTGCCGGCTTCGGACTGAGCACCCTGTACTCCCCCCTATGCCTTCCCATTCATCCCCCACCATGGAGTGACCGTGACGACCCTCCCGCCCGCCGTGCTCGCGCACTTCGACCAGGGCTACCAGCAGACCACCGACCTGCTCGACGACCTCATCAAGGCCCATGAGGTGAACCTGGGCACCGAGAGGGATCGGGTGTTGTCGATCGTGGCCCAGATGTACTCGGCGACAGACTATGCCGAGTGGATGCCCGCGCTGCTCGCCGTCGCCGTCGACCGGCTGGCGAGGGCAGCGAAGTGACCGAGCTTCCCCCGAAGGTGCTCGCCGCCTTCGACCAGGTCCACGCCAGCATGAACCTGAACATCGACACCCTCGTGGCGGCCCACCGCGCCTCCGCCATCGATGAACCGTCCAGGATCTTCTCGATCATGTCCATCGTCGACCAGGCGGACCGCAACCCCTACGGCGCCCACCGCATGCTGGCTATCGCCATCGACCGGCTGGCAGGGATCGGCGATGAGTGAGGTCCCCGGCGAGTTCGTGGCGGCGTTCGACCAGGCCTACGCCGACACCCTGCGCGTGCTCACCAACATGGTCCAGCAGCACCGCCGCATGTCGCTGAGCGAAGGCGGGCGGATGCGCTCCATCGTGGCCCTGTCGAGGTGTCTGCGCGACGGCCCCGACGACGACCTGCCCCAGCTCATCGCCGTCGCCGTGGACCGCCTGTCGAAGCTGGAGGGATGGTGAACCCCCACATCACCGGCAGTGCGCTACCGCGGCTGGCCTATGAGGACGGCGACGGCTTCGACTGGCAGGAGTTCCAGCCCCTCGGGTTCGGACTTCTCAAACCGTCCGGCGGGCTGTGGACCTCCCCGCTGACCTACGACGACGACTTCCGGGTGTCCGGCAGCGCGTGGACGCAGTGGCAGGACGACAACATGAGCCCCTACGACCCGCCGACGCTCACCGAGATCATCCCGGAGCCGGATGCGCGGGTCTTCGTCATCGACACGGTGGAAGACCTGAAGTGGCTGGTCGAATGCCACCCAGACCCCGAACCGGTGATGCCGTTCCGGGTCCGCGCGCCCATCGACTGGCTCAGCGTGGCCAAGGATGTCGACGCGGTATGGCTGACGCACATGGGACAGATCCACACCCGGTTCTCCGACCCCAGTCTGTACGGCTGGGACTGCTCCACCGTGTTCTGGCTCAACCCGGCCTTCACCGTCGGGGAGCCCATCACCATCGGGAAGGTGTTGGAGTGACCGAAGAAGAGATTGCACTCAAGCCCCAGACGGCGGCCTTCCTGGTGGCGCCGCTCGTCGATCACCTCTGGCAGCAGTGGTCCGACGGGGAAGGCTGCTGCAATCAGTGCTGCTGCGCCTGCATCGCCCTGAACGACCTGCTCGACGAGGGGAAGCTGGACGAGCTGTACGGCATCTACGTGAAGATCTGCGGCAGCCCGGCGGAAGGGCACGCGACGTGGGACGCCGAGAAGGGCCAGGTGGAGCGGACCTGGCTGACGGCGGCGTGGGCGTTTCCGAAAAAGTGCCACGAACTGGTGAAGATGCTGGACGGCTCCGATGAAGCCTGAGGACATGGAGACGCTGGCAGAGTTCGCCGCGGAGCTGAAGTATCTGCGTGATCGGGCCGGGCTGAGCCGCGAAGAGGTGGAGGAGATCGCCCGCGACGCCGGGACGCCCATCTCCCACGCCACCGTCTCCAACATGTGCGGCGGGCATGTCGTGCCGTCGAAGTTGTCGCTGCGGGTCTTCCTGAACGTCGTCGGCGTCGAGGACGAGGAGGCACACGAGGCGTGGCAGCAGGCCCGGGAACGGTTCTGGAAGGTGCGGGTGCGGCAGGCGCGCGAACGGCCGGCGGAACCGGAGGATGAGTACTGGGAGCTGCGCAAGTCGCTGGCCCGCATCGAGGGCATGCTGACGGCGCTGGCCCGGGAGTGGGGCATCGGGAAGCGCGATGAGTGACGCGCTGCTGTGGGTGACTGCCTGCGTGGTCGGCGCATGCCTGGGTGCCATCGTCGGCCTGCTGTGGGCAATCTTGCAGGAACTGAGGCGCCGGAATGAGTGAGGTCATCGTCGTCCTGCACTTCTTCTGCATGGGGGCGATCATCTGCCTGCTGTGGAAGATCCTCTGGGCGGTGCGCGGCGATGAGTGAGATGTTCCGGTGGCTCGGCTATGCCACGGTCGCGGTGGCGCTCGGCATGGTGCTGGGCCTGATCGCAGCCGTCGTCCGGGAAGTTCGGAAACAGAAGAAGGAGAGAAAGTGAAGAGGTTCGTGGCCGGATTGCTGTGCGGGGGCCTGCTGGGTGCGGTGAGCTGCATCGGCGCTGCCTTCGTGGTCGCACTGAAGATGCAGGCGATCGAGATGGAACCCGAGCCGGATCACCACTGATGGCCCGGTTGCTGATCGGTGCGGCATGTGGAGCGGTGCTGACCCTCGCCGGGGTCTACCTGTGGCTGACGTGGTACTTCAAGAACACGTGGCCCGGATGATCCTCATGGGACACGGCGCAGCAGCAGGATGACGGCGATGGTCAGCAGGGCAATCGTCTGAAGGAGCAGGCAGACCTGTTCAAAGTTCATCGGAATCCCTTACGCAGCAACGGTTTTGGGCTGTCCACTGTGTAACGCAGGC